AAAAGATGGCAAGCCTCATTTGTTTGGGCCTCATGAATTATACAATAGTAAAAACCATCAATTAATAAATGGAAAAGGACAAATATTTTATAATAACAAAGATGCAATGGTAACTGGAGTATAAAAAATTGAAAAGGCTTAAAAAGAAATTTAAACACTTAGGGCCAAAACCTAAGATAAAGATAAAATTAAAAAGGTATTATGAAGGCAGATTGCCTTTTCCTCTTGAATGTAGCACAAATAAAGCAGCCCCAATTCAACACTTATTCAAAGACGGAAAAAAGATAATTGCAAAAGAAACTCCAGATTGTCCTGAATGTAAAAGAAATCCAAATTGGTATTCATGGAAAAGAGGAGATTGGTTTAAAATAATTGAAGCAATTTCTAAAGGAGAAGATTTAACTGATATGGATGCACCGATTAATAATTCACAATAACACACAAAAGTTTATAATTATACATACACAGTATTGTTTTTTATGTTTAAATGTGCTATTTTATTATAAAACAATTAAAAGGGGGTTACAATGAAAGAAGAAAGAACAAGAATAAGTTTTTCTTATCCTGATAAAATAAAAGAAAAACTGCAAAAATTAGCTGATAATTATGGAATCAGTTTGTTAGGATACGTAAGGCTAATCCTAACAAAAGAAATCAAACGTATAAAAAGGAGGAGCAATGACAGCAAGAATGGCAGTGCCATTGGACATATCAGAAATTGAGTTTTTGAAAAATAAAGCAAAGGAAGAAGGGAGAACAGTTTCCGGATATGTTCAAAGAATTTTAGATAAACACTTGACAAAAAAACTTAAAAAAACAAAAAGAAAAAAACTTAAAAGGAGAAAATAAATGAAAAAAATCAAAAAGTCAACAAAAGAAAATCCATTCGTATTAACTGGAGAAAAAGGGATACTTTTGGCAGAGGCTTGTAAACTCAACAAGCTCAAGAAATCTGCTGAAAAACGAATCAAGGAAATCAAAAAAGAGTTCGAGTTAACCAAAAAAGGAGAGTATAGCAACAAAGCTGGAGATATTCTGGTTCTTTCCAGTTCTGATACCTTTACTGAAATTGATCCAGAAAAACTTTACAAAAGATTTGAGAAAAATAGGAAAAAGAAAAAGTTCTGGACAGTTGTAAAAGTTCAAATTACACCATTGAAAAAACTTATTCCTGAAACTTCAATTGAAAAACTCAGAGAAAAATTAAATCCTGTTTTAAAATGGAGTTTTAAATAATGGATGTTTTTCTGAATTTCATATTTTTGGGAATTGTTGAAATTTGGATTTTTTTAACTGAAGGAATTAATAAGCCACGTAAACCTTTAAAAACAAAACAAGGAGATACCTCTTTAGAAACGGGCTATTTTGTATTTGCAGAAAGTGGATTAGGAGCTAAACAAGATAACTCTGATCCATATATTAATTCAAAATATGACAATGGTCCTGATTGGTAAAGGAACAAAATGAAATCAATTATCACAATAGGAAAAGGTGTTATAGGAGAAAAGTTACCTATTGCACTAATTACAAAAATAAAAAAGGATTTAACATTCAATAATCCTGATTATGTTTCTGCAAAGAAATTTGGAAAATATATGTCCCCTTCTATGCCGTCACACCTTTTCCTATTTGATATTGAAGGTGATAAAGCATGGGTGCCAAGGGGATATATTTATTGGATGTTAAAATGGTTCAAAGATAATCATCTTAAGTATAAAATAAAGGATAAAACCCTTGTTCTTAAACCATTAAAATTAAAATTTAAAGGAAAGTTAAGGTCATTACAACAAAAAGTTATTCCTGATTTAATGAGTTATCCTTGTGGTGTTCTTGATGCTACCACAGGGGCAGGAAAAACAGTCATAGGAATAAACATGATTGTGCAACGACAACAAAGGACATTGATTATTGTTCATAGCAAAGAGTTATTGTATCAATGGAAAGATCAAATTAAAAAATTCACAGGAGAAGATGCTGGCTTAGTTGGGGATGGTAAATTCGACATCCAACCAATAACTATAGGGATAATTAATTCAGTAAGAAATAAATTACAAAACTTAAACAAATGCTTTGGACACATAATTTGTGATGAAGTACATAAACTCCCATCAAATTCATGGATGGAAACATTACAAGAATTTAGAGCCAAATATTATTTAGGCTTATCCGCTACACTTTATCGTGCTGATGGATTGGGACATGCTATATTTGCTTCTATTGGGCCACTAAAACACAAAATAGATAAAAAAGAACTACAAAAAACAGGATTGGTTTTACTACCTGAAATTTATAAAATTTACTCTAATTTCTCTTATCTATTTACCAACGACTATTCAACAATGATCACAAGTTTAATAAACAATGAAGAAAGAAACACTCTTATAACGAACGAGATAGCTCAAGATTTGTGCTTTCACAAAGAAAACATACTAATAGTATCAGATCGACAAAAACATCTTAAAATCATGCAAGAAAGGCTTTTGAGTAACCATAAGATAAAAAGCCATTTATTGACTGGTTCGATAAATGCAACTAAAAGAAAAATAATAGTAAAAGAGGCAAGGAATGGAAAATGCAAAGTCTTATTTGCCACAACTTCTTTGATTGGTGAAGGATTTGATCTTCCTGATTTAACAGCCTTATTTTTGTGTACCCCAATAAAATTTCCAGGTAGATTAGTTCAATGTGTTGGAAGAATCCGCCGGCCAGGGAAAAATAAGAAAAAAGTACCAAGAGTTTATGATATTAGGGATGATAATATTGCTGTTTTACAGTATTCTGGGTATGCCAGAGATAGAGTTTATAAAAAAATGTAAACTGATAATCAAGAAGGAGTTAATATTTTAAAAGGAGAATAATATGGGGATGAGAGACAAGCTAAAAAAGAAGAAAATCAGAACCAAACAAGTAACAAACACATTTCAAGGATTACCCCTAACCAAAGAACAAAATGAAGTAATTAAATGTATTCAAAGTAATGAGGATACAAAAGTTCAAGCTCCTTCCGGAAGTGGAAAAACATTTACATTAGAAGCTGCTGCTGAAAAAATGAAAAGAAGAAAAGGAATTTATCTTGCATTTAATAAAGCTATTGCAGATTCAGCCAAGGATAAATTTAGCAAAAATGTTGATTGTAGAACAGGACATAGTGTTGCTTTTGGACAAGTCGCCTGGCCTTATAAGGATCGTCTAAGTAAAATAACAGGAACATTGATTGCAAATCAAATAGATATTGGAAATACAGAAATGTATAATACCAAGGCTTCTAAAGGATATATCATTCTTGATACAGTAAGACGATTCTGTTTTTCTTCAGATACCTTTATTCAAACAAAGCATGTTCCAATAATAAAAGGGCCATATAAAGAAGAACATATTCTTGCAATGAGAGAAGATATTATTCCTTATGCTAATAGAGTTTGGGAAGATCAAATTAATTTAAAAGGCAAACTTCCGATAACACATGATACTTATGTGAAACTTTGGCATTTGAGTAATCCGAAAATTAGGAAAGATTTCATTTTACTAGATGAAGCTCAAGATGCAAATCCTGTTTTTCTTGATATCATCAAACAGCAAGATTGCCAAAAAGTATTCGTAGGAGATAAATTCCAGCAAATCTATAGCTGGCGAGGCGCACAAAATGCTATGGAATTAGTAGATACAAAACATAGCACATATATTACACAATCATTTAGATTTGGAGATGCTATTGCTGATATGGCAAATAGAGTATTGCAGAGTTATATACATCCAGACAAAGCCCCACCGTTAATAAAAGGAGTAAGTGACAAACCAGGGGAAGTTGTTTATAAATCAATTCCTGATCCTGACGTTGTTATTTGCAGAACTAATGCAGGAGTAATTACTAATGTATTCAAATACTTAGAACTGGGAACAAAGATATATGTTCAAGGTGGAGTTCAAAGTACAATTCTTATGTTAAAAGGAGCAGAAGATTTACAAAATGGTAAGAAAACTTATTGTCCTGATTTGGCCTTATTTAATAATTGGCAAGAAGTTGTAGAATGCTCTGAAACTGAATCAGGACAAGATTTGAAAGCTTTTGTTCAAATCATAAAACAACATGGAATTCCAAAATTACTGGATGCTTTGCACCAAATTGAACCGTATTCCAATAGAGCAGAATTAACTTTAACCACAGGACACCGATCAAAGGGACTTGAATGGGAAAAAGTTCAATTATACTCTGATTTTCCTGTTGCTTCAAAAGAAAGAAAGTTAAGCCAAGGAGAAATTAATTTACTTTATGTATCATTAACCAGAGCTTTAACCACTTTAGATGTTTCGAAATGTGTAGCATTACACGATGAAACTCTTTATAATGCAAGAAATTCTTTTCATAGGTAAATAGTATGACCCGCCAAGAAGCTGAAGAAAAAGGCAACAAATTATTATCATTAATGGACACACCTGGATGGAAAGTTAATATATGGCATAATGGACATGTTTGGTGTTTTTCAATATCTAAAAAAAACATGACAATATATAAACTAAACTCTGGATTTTATTACGTTAATTTAGATAGTGGACCTGTAAAACAAACACTGGATGATGATTTTTGGGATGTGTGCAGTTACTTCTCTAATCCTAATGATGCTGTAAAAGAACAAATAAAAAAAGCCAAAGAAATGATAAAAAAACTACAAAAAATAATCAAAGACTTTTAAAATGAGACAAGTTAATAAAAGGAAAAAAAAACAGAATCAAGTTAATCTGGAATTTTGTGATATCAAAGCTGTTTTGGAAGAGATCAATGTGCCTTATTCAGAATCAGGGAAAAATGTTTCAAATGGTTGGATTGGTGTTTTGTGTCCTATGCCTGGATGTGGAGATCAATCTAACCATATGGGACTACATTTAAGTTCTCCTGTTGTTTCTTGTTATAATTGTGGGGCTAAAGGAAACTATTTAACGTATTTAGCAGCAGAACTTGGAAGTTGGAATAAAGCAATTGAAATTATTCAAAAACATACTCCAAGAGAATTGAAATTAAATCAAATACAAAAGGAATCTAATTCAGTTCTGTATGTAAATCTTCCAGAAGAAGCCTCTAAAAAACCCAAAAAAAGACACATTAATTACTTAAAAAATAGAGGCTTTAATCCTAAAAAATTAGATGTAATGTATGACTTACATTATTGTGGAGATTATGGAGAATGGGCAAATAGAATTATTGTTCCAATATATAAACACAATAAACTAATTACTTTTACTAGTGTAGATGTCGCAGAAAGCTCTTATTTGCGTTATAAGCATCTTTCAAAAGAAAAGAGTATCATACACTGCAAAAATCATCTATACGGCATAGAGCAATGCACAAGCAACGTATTAATAGTTGTTGAAGGCTATTTTGATAAGTTAAGAATAGGGCCAGGGGCCGTATGTACTTTTGGAACTATCGTAACACCAGAACAAAAAAGAATGATGATAAAATTTTCAAAAGTAATAATTGTTTTTGATGGAGATAAAGCTGGCAGAATTGCAGGAAAAAAATTAGCAAATGATATATCAGCTTTTACGGAAACTGAGTTAATTGTCTTAGACGAAGGACTTGATCCTGACAGTTTACTAAAAGATGATATTTTGGAATTAAAACAGATGGTTAAAACAAGATGGTAACAGTTTAGGAGGGCAGCGCATAGGGCGTGGAGCAACTAACTCTTAAGTTTTTAAATTATTCATATAATTGGCTCCTGCTCTCCTAATATTTATAAAAGGAGAAACCATGAACGTAAAAGATTATTTAGACAAGGTAGCTTACATTACAGAAATGGATATTATGGATGATGGATCTTTAACCAAAATCTACAAAAGCAAATTTGACGACAGTTATATCACTCATGTAGGAATGGAAAACGATATAAAATTCCTGGCGGATAGAGATATTACAGGAGAGTTAACACATGGAGTTGGGTATAGTCCAAAAGATGAAAAATGGTATGGCTGGAGTCATAGGGCAATTTTTGGTTTTTCTATAGGATCAATATGTAAAAAAGGAGATTGTCATTATATTGGATCAACATTAAAAGAACAGGAAGAAGCTGCTATATTATTTTGGTCTGATCCAGGGCATCTAAATGTTCGCTGTAATGGAATAGTAGAAGAAGGCAGTGATAAATTTTTTGATATAATATGGGAATATGATGATAAGATACCAAACAAAAAACTCCGAAACACTATTTCAGGAGTTCGTCATCACATAACTCCAACAGGTAACGGAGAATGGACTGCTAAAACTATGAAAGATGCAAAACAAATGGCAATAGATTTTAATAAAGGAGTAAGTTAAAATAAAATAGCCCAATCGTCCAACGGCAGGACTCCAGGTTTTGATCCTGGAAATTAAGGTTCGAATCCTTATTGGGCTACCACAAGAAAGGAAAAATATGAAAGTTGGAGAAAAAGTTGAAATTGTATCAGGCATGTTTGAAGGACACATAGGAATATTAAATAATCTTCGATTGAATGGAACTTGTGATGTAGGTATTATCAAAGAAGTTTTAACTGCTTTTGTGAAACCTATAAAACAAAAAGGAGAAAATCATGACAGTAAAGGAACTGATTGAAAGACTGGAAAAATGCCACAGGACCATAAAGTGCAAATTGATGTTGATTCGGCATATACTTCCTACATAAGAAGTATTCATATTGATCAATATCAAGGTGTAGTGAAATAGAACGCATAATAGAGGAAGAATTAGAGGAGGAAATAAAAAATAAGTAATGGAAAAACTTGGAACTCGAAATAATAACTTAAATATATGAAAAGGGGAAATATGAAAAAATTATTCTTTGTTTTATTTTTAGTAGCATTATCAATGGCATTAAGTGGGTGTGCAGATACAGTTTATTACACTGTTAATCAATTCATAGAACCAGTAGGATTTTTACACGGTCTTTGGCATGGATATATAATTGTTATATCTTGGTTCTGTTCCTTATTTAATAATAGTGTTTCAATATATGCTGTATATAACACAGGTGGGTGGTATGACTTTGGTTTTATTCTTGGAGTTGGGTCTTTTGCCAGTATTATTCGTTTGTGAAACTTTTTATTGACATATCAAAGCTAATATTATATTATATATTTTGATATTAGCTTTGATGTAAGTTGGTTACTTACTGAGCAATACTAAAATAGGGTTAATTGAAAGGTACTAAAAGACTCTTTTACTAATGGTCTTGATTGCCCAATGAATCTCCTAACCAGTTATTTTCTACATATCTAAAAAAAATCTATGAGTACACTTCCTATTCAACTAAATTCTGGATTGCAAAATCCGACCGAGAATGGTTTTCTGAATGTTTTATAACTTATGATGAAGTTAGAGGAAAAAATGGAGTAAAAGCAAAAGCAGAAAGTCTTGGATTAATAAAAACAAAAATCAAAAAGTTTTGTGGTGATCCAATAACACACACAGCTATCACTCCTAAATTTAAAAAACACTTAAAAATATGTGCTGATTTTCTTCAAAATAATGATTTTCCAAATAATAAAAAACAACTACTTAACAATACAGATAGTCTGTTTAAGGAGAAATAGTCATGTCAAGAACTACATGCTTACCACAAGTCCCCAAAGACAGATTCATAACTATTCGAAAATGGCAAATCGCCTTTTGTGATGGAGATATTTGCGCTGCTGCCTTAATTTCATTTTTTGGGAAGTATCAAACTCAAACAATTCAACCATATATAATGGATAAAATTATAGAAGGCATCTTAAATCTGTATAAAAAAGATAAAATTTCTAAATCTATTAAACTCTTAATAGACAAAAAAGTAATCACTAAACATAAAAACACAAAATCCAAATTCAATAAAGTAATTTGTTATTCTTTTAGTACACAGCCTTTACATCTATTTTGTAATAAGTACAAGGAGAAATAAAATGGAAATATCTAAAGAAAATCAAAAAGGTGTTCTGGCTTTTAAAACATTGCACAAGAGGAGTATTTCTTATCGTAGAATATATAAAGATATTACAGGATCAACAGTTGCAGGAGTAATTTTATCTCAATTAATGTATTGGGGTTCTAAATATGACAAATTCTGGAAAACAGATAAAGATATAATGAAAGAAACTGGAGTAACAGAAAATGAATTAAGAGGAGCAAAACCCAAAATACGAGATTTGCCTTTTATAATTGTTACACAAGAAGGACTCCCAAGAAGGACTTGTTATGAAATAAGTTGGACAAAAACAATATCATTTATTAACGATTTTCTTGAGTTACAGAACAAGAATAGTGAAATTCACGATACTGAAAAAACCAATGATCTACAGTATAGTGAAATTCACGATACTGGTTCAGTGAATTTAACTCGTTCTTTATATAGAAAGAGTACATTAAGAAAGAGTACAAGTTTAAATACTTTTACTAGCGTAAAAGAGGGTTTTCCAAAAAAACCCTTAAAAAAACATCTTAACGGTCTTGTTTGCAAGATTTGTGGACAAGAACAATTCGACACACCAAGTGGAACATCTTGCATTAATGGACATGGTGGTGTTGAGGGAATTAAAAAAAGAAAATTACGCAAAAAGAAAAAGATCAAGACAAAAACCAAGATCAAAGAATCTTGCAAAAAGAAAAATGATTTGCCAAACCCATTCAATTACACAAAAGAGGCATTCAAGATCATTGAAGTTTGGAAATCATTTGGGGGCAACGCCCACAAAAGAGCTAATGCAACAAAAGGTCCAAGACTAATCAATAACATGATTGAAGAATTATTAATGCCTGGTAGCAATCCTTACATAAAGCTTGTTGATGAAGATTGCCCAATACGAACAAAACAATGGACAGTTCAAGAAATCTGTGATTGCATTGAACAGTTTGCAGGTATAAAGGGTTTAAACAATGATATTTCAAAAATGTATTTTAACCGTTTTGTTGTTATGGATTTTAAAGGTCAAAATGGTTACAACAAAAAAGACTTATCAATTCTTGCAAATACTTACGAAAATCTCCCTCCTAAAGAATCAAAAAAATATAATGTCGGTCCATATTTCAAGAAAAAATACAATCAAGAAATATTTAAAGGTCCTATTGCTAAAATAGGAAGATTCTTAGAACAGAAAGATATGGATTATAAAAGCATAGGCCGGAGAAGTAATTCGATCAAAAACAAATTTACAATGTATATTAATGAAAAAATAGAAAGAGAAGGAAAAGAAGATGCTTTAAAATACATGCACCTTGATCCAAGACTTGATGAATTTATCAAAACACAAGTAAAAGAAATGTTGTTGAAAAGAAGAACCATAAAAGAAAAGGAGGCTTGGGTAAAAAACAATCAGGTAAATGAAGCAGATTGAATAATAAACATTAAAGGACACATTTATGACCTTAACAAGAGTAGAAATACGTGTCACAGAAGAAAAACGAATTGTAACTGGAATGATTACAAGTGCAAAATTCATAGAAAATATCAGATACATATTTAATCCTGATTATTTTTGTAGTACGCATTTAAAAGTAATTGCCAATTGGTGTTATAATTACTTTGAAGCTTTTAAAAAAGCACCTAATAAGGCAATAGATGATATTTTAACCAGCAAAACAATAAAAATGAATGATACAGAAAGAGAATTTCTTGAAGATATTTTAGGCAAACTTGGAGAAGATTATTACGATGGTATGTATGATGGAATGTATTATGTAGATATGACTGAAAAGTATTTCAGAAAACGGGAATTAGAAATTACAGTGAACAATATTTCTGTTTTAAGTGAAAAAGGCGATTTAGAAGCTGCTGAAAAAGAAATTGAAAAATTTCAAAAAGTTTCTTTGGATATAAATTCACAACACATTATCAACATGGGGGATATTGAAACAGTAGAAAGGATTTATAAAAAAAGGGATGAAGAAGAAAAGAATTTTTTTAAATTGCCTGGAGATTTGGGCAGATATCTTGGGAATCAAAAAAGAGGAGATGTTGTAAGTTATTATGGTCCAGCAAAACGGGGGAAATCATGGACTTTAATTAACAATTACAAACATGGAGTGTTAAGTAAAAAAAGAACTCTTTTCTGGTCCATTGAAATGACTGATACGGAAGTGTTGCCAAGGCTGAACAAAGCTTTTTATCCTATGACTGATATGGAAAGTGGCATGTATGATTTTCCAGAATTTGATTGTATACATAATCAAAGTGGAAATTGTGCAGATAGATTATCTAATGTTTGTGTTAGGGAAAGTGACGATGATGACGATGATGTAGAAATAGAAAAAGATCCAAGTCATGTAGTTTGTACTAAATGCAAAGGACATAAAAATATAGAAGTAAGGAAAAAGTACAAACAAACTACTTACAAAAGTTCAATTAACAGGGAAAAAGATGATATTTTTGCTGTCCGAAAATTACACAAAAAATACAAAAAAATGTGGAATCAATATGGTAGAACAATTACACATCCTAAATATTCGTTAACTTACGATATGATGATGAGAGATGTTGACACCTTAGAAAAAAGAGAGGACTGGCATCCAGATATAATCATAATTGATTACATTGATATTTTGGAAATAGGTTCTCGTTTTGATGATTATAGGCAAGATGATGAAAAATGGAAACTACTTGCAAAAATAGCAGGAAAATTGGATACTTTGGTTATTACAGCAACCCAGGCAAATAAGGCCGGACATTCCGCAAAAACTCTTACAGCAGAACACCAAGGAGGTTTTTATGGTAAGAATCGGCATGTGAATTTAATGGTAGGACTTAATCAAGAACCAAAAGATAAAAAAGAAGGAATTATGAATTTTGGAATAACAGAAGCAAGAAACATTGAATATATTCCTGGGCAAGTATGTTCTGTTTTACAGGATTTTAAAACAGGGCAAGCTTATCTTGATTCATATTATCCTTATTTTTAAAAGGAGATTAAATGAAATACCCAAAACAAAAAGACATGGCTACTTATATTGGAATGAAGTGTGTATTTATAGGAAATGGCTTAGAACGAGTTAATAAAATTGAAACATTAGAAACAGCCTTCTTTAGTGATATATCCCTTAGTACACATGAAAAAGCAATAGATTATAAATGGGAAGATTGCTATGGTATTAAGTCAAAGCATAAAAGAAATGGCTGGATTACAGGCTTTGGATTTTGTTATGATGGTAAACTATATACTGAAAGTAAGTTCTTTAAAAAACAAAAAATGGTTAAATACGTAAAAGTGAAAGTTACACCAACGGGGAAAGAATTAAAAATATTACCTGAAAACATATTCACTTTAATTCACAATACAAAGAGTTTTAAATAAAAGACAATACACAGCACTCATAATTACTAAAAACGCTCGTAAGTGAACGCAAGCTAATTTAAAGAGAGTATATGAAGTTATGAAACGAAGCAAACAAGAACAATTTATGAAGACACGTATAAAAGTATCTAATATAATATTTGGTGGCAAAGCACCAGGAACTAAAACAGGTCCTTTATTTTAAAACCATTAAAAGATATCAAAGTCCATAACATATTGTTATCATTACAAATAAAAATAATATTTTAATAAAAATTTATTAAAAAACTCTTGACTTCTCAATGCAATTCAATTATAGTGTCAATTATTGTTGCAAAAACACAAAGAAGTTAACCCTAAAGAAGGAGAAAAAGATGAACATTAGTAAAGAAGTAGTACAAGCAATTCCCGGAAAAGAAATGAAAGAAGCAATCATTGCACTGAATGAATTTCTTGTTGATGGTGGCATTGACAAGATCAAATATGTAGGAATCAAAAAAGCAGTGGTTGTGGAAAGTTTCGTGGATGCTATCATTTCGGTAACAGAATTAAACAAAGAAGACAAACTTCCAAATACAGTTGTTTCATTTTACAATGATTATCTTATTGATGAAGATGACCAGGAAGAAGAGACTGAGGAAGAAGAGACTGAGGAAGAAGTAAAACCTACCAAAAAAACAAAGAAAGAAAGACAAGAAAGACAAGAAAGACAAGAAAGACAAGAAAGACAAGAAAGACAAGAAAGACAAGAAAGACAAGAAAGACAAGAAAGAAAAAACACCAAGGAAACTAGGGGTGGTCCATCACATTATTGAAGCTTTTATTGACCAGGGTATTACCAAACCTTCAGAAATTGTTGATTGGGTTCAGAAGGAGTATGGTATCACTTGTTCAAAAAGTACAATTTCAAATGTAACCTGTGTTCTCAATCCCATCAAAGATCGGATTAAACCTTTAAAGTAGAAACAAAATAAGTAAGCTATAATACATAATATGGGAATGGGTATTGCTCATTCCCATATTTATTAAGGAAACACATGAAATCAAACAGACAAAGAGAGTATTGGAAAACCTTAAAAGAATTATCTTTGTTTAGTGGAGGAGGGGGTGGTCTTATTGCTACTGCCTTATTCATGCAAATTCAAACAGTAGGAATGGTGGAATTTAATGAAGATTGTCAAAAAATCCTTATCCAAAGACAAAAAGACGGACTCATGCATAAATGCCCAATCTTTGGAGATATTAAATCTTTCGTATCCGAAGGTTACGCCGAAGCATATAAGGGAATGGTTGATATCATCACAGGGGGCTGGCCCTGCCAACCCTATGCCAATTCGGGATTACGTAAAGCTCAAGAAGATGAAAGAAATATGTGGCCTACAACAAAAGAAACCATTCGGATCATACAACCCAAATTTCTCTTTCTTGAAAACGTATCAACATTACTCACTTTTCCCTACATCCAAGAAATATTCGGGGATCTGGCCCAAATCGGGTATAATGCAAGATGGACTGTGTTACCAGCAAAAGATATTGGAGCCATCCATAAAAGGGATAGAGTCTGGATATTTGGACAAAAGAATAATTCTGCCAACAATTAGTGCAGCAGGTGGATTTAGAACTGGTGGGGCTATTACTACAAAACAATTGTCAAAAGTTTACGGAGAAGAATTAGCCAAAAAAATGATCACTAACGGTTTAAAAACAAATCCAGTTTTGTTTGAATTTATGATGGGATGGCCTCTGAACTGGACATCTTTAAAACCATTGAAAAAAATAATTATTCCAAAATGGAATTTACATAATTTAAAAAAGATAAAACCGAGAAAAAAAGTCAAAAACCAAAAAGCAAGAATACATGCAATTGGAAATGGTCAAGTTCCTTTGTGTGTTTATGCAATATTAAAACTTTATTTAAAGGAATAAAGCATGATAATGGTAAATGAAACTAAGATGTTGCAAATGTTGGAAAATTCTACAAAAGTATTGTTGGTCGAACCTAAATATCTAAGAAAGTATCCACCTTTAGGATTAGCAAAAATAAAAACATTCTTGGAACAACGAAATATTAAAAATTATTATGCCAGAAGTGTTATACCTGATACTTTTGATTTAATATGTGTTACATCGCTGTTTACCTACTATTCTAAGCATGTTTTTGATGTTCTGAATGATAGAGGTTTGTTTAATCAAAACACTAAAATTTTAGTAGGTGGCGTGTTCGCTTCATTAATGCCTGAGCAATTTAAAAAGTTTAAAAATGTTTATGTTTTTAAAGGGTATTCAAAAATACTGGATCAGTGCATACCACATAAGGATTTGATGAACACGGTAGACGACCCATGGGACACTTTCTCGTATGTATTTACTTCCAGGGGGTGTGTTAATCGTTGTAAATATTGCAGTGTTTGGCGTATCGAGAAAGAAAGATGGATAAATGATAAATGGAAAGACCACATTGACCATAATCGTCCAAATATAATGATTTCTGATAATAATTTATCCGCAGTTACTTTTGAACACATAACAGAGGTCATTAACTTTGTTGTTAAATCAAAAAAGAAAGTTCTTTTTGATAATGGATTTGATTGCAAATATATTACTGAAGAAATGGCAGAACAATTAGCAAGAGTTAAATATGTAAGAAGTGGAATGAGGTTGGCATTTGACCGAATTGAAGAAGATGGAATATTCCAAAAAGCAGTAAAAATGTTAAAAAAAGCAGGTATTCCGGCTAATGCAATCATGGCATATGTTCTTTTTAATTTTACTGACAGGCCACAAGATGCTGATTACAGGACAAGAGAATGTGCTAATTTAGGAATACGGCCTTATCCACAATATTATCGTCCATTAGATACTCTTGACAAATCAACTCAATGGATTGGTAAACATTGTTTGGCTTATGCACGGAATTAACTCAAAAATGTCATTGGATGATTATTTGAAATCAAAAGAAGGAAAAGAAAGACATTATTTAACAAAAGAAGATATTAAAATGTGGGACAACAATGGAAGAATAAAAAAATGAGTAAAGAAAGTAAAAAACAAATCATTAACAAGACAGAATTTCTGGACAATGCAATCATGGCATATGTTCGTTTTAATTTTACTTACAGGACAAGAGAATGTGTAGGAATACGGCCTTATCCACAATATTATCGTCCATTAGATACTCTTGACAAATCAACTCATTGGACTTTTGGCTTATGCACGGAATTAACTCAAAAATGTCATTGGATGATTATTTGAAATCAAAAGAAGGAAAAGAAAGACATTATTTAACAAAAGAAGATATTAAAATGTGGGACAACAGGAGAATAAAAAAATGAGCAAAGAAAGTAAAAAACAAATCATTAACAAGACAGAATTTCTGGACATCTTAAAACAAGTAAAAGTTGGAATAGGTACTCAAAACTCTATTGAAAGTATGGCTTATTTCTTTTTTTCAAAAAACTACATAGTCACTTATAATAATACTGTATCCATTCAGTACCCATTTAAAACCGATTTTTCATTATTTGTAAAAGCTAAGGATTTGTTTACCATCATAAGTAAAGTCACTGCCAAAAAAATAAGTATTCAAACGGATAAAAAAAGTTTACACATTAATTCCAAATCAATGAAAGCCAGTTTGAATACAATTTCGGATGATGAAATAGTAAGTAGAATACACACAGTTTCCAAATATATTAAAAAAGCCAAATGGAAAAGTTTGCCTGATAATTTTTTGGAATGTGTTTCTTTGTGTTCTTTTGCCTCCTCAAAAAATGAAGAGGAATTAACCCTGTCTTGCATTCATGTAAACAAAGATTATTGTGTAGCATCGGACAATAAAAGAATTGCTCATGCGGAATTAGATTCTGAAATGGATGATATGTTTCTTAAATCATCAGAGGTTGGAAACCTGGCCTTAATAAATCCAACAAAATACTATGTTTCCAAATCATGGTTGCATTTTAAAAATAAAGAAGGATGTGTATTTTCAATACGAAAAGTACAGGGAGAGTTTCCTGATTTTTCAAATTTCTTGAAATTTAAAGGCAATTCCATAAAAATGCCCAAAAATATAGTAGAAGGAACTGATTTAGCTTCTATTTTTGTAACAGAAGATCAACGAGCCGTGGAAATAACAATAAAAAATAAAATTTGTCTTGTCTCTATATCAACAGAATCAGGAACCTTGAAATTCAAAACAAAAATAGATTATAAAGGAACAAAAATACAATTCCTAATGAATCCTGATTTTTTGAAAGAGATGTTAGGCTATTCCACAAAACTTACCGTTAATGAAAAAATGGCAAAGTTACATACTGATAAATTTACTTTAATAACTGCCTTAGCTATATTAGAGGAGTAAAAATGCAATCATTAGGCCAACGAATAAAAGAAAATTATGAATACCGAGCAAGAACAAAACTAATACGTAGAATGCCTGTAATTATACGGTTAGATGGAAAGTCTTTTCATACATTAACTAAAAACTGTCAAAAACCCTTTGATACTTCTTTTCAACAAGTCATGGAATATACTGCTTTGTATTTAATACAAGAAGTCCAGGGTTGTAAATTAGCTTACGTGCAATCCGATGAAATATCCTTGTTGTTGACTGATTATGCAACTTTTAATACTGAAGCTTGGTTTGATAACAATATTCAAAAAATATGTTCTGTTTCTGCTGGAATGGCCTCTGCTAATTTTTCTATTCTTTGGTCCGAAATAGGAATATTTGATGCCAGAGCATTTAACCTTCCTAAAGAAGAAGTGAATAATTATTTCTTATGGAGACAACAAGATTGGGCTAAAAATTCAGTACAGATGTTAGCCAGAGCGCACTTTTCCCATAAAGAATTACAAAACAAAAAAATAGCAGACATGCATGAAATGTTATATACGAAAGGAATAAATTGGGCCAAATTAGATGCTAAGTGGAAAAATGGAACTACTTTGTATAAATATGAAAAAACAATTAAAGCAATTTCCAGCGCATTGTTTTTGGATTCTCCTGGGTTTATTGAAAATATCATTAAGTAAGGAGTAAGTATGGGATTTTTTACTACTTCAGAGTTAAACAAACAAGCCCAAATTATAGTGGATATTAATCAATTAGAATCGCAATGTACTAAATGTGGATTATATAAAAAGTCAGACCATCCAAAAATTGATATCTCAGGAGAAGGAAGAAAAAAGATATTAATAATTGGAGAATTTTCAAGTGAAACTGAAGATATGTATGGAACAGCTTTTAGTGGAGAATCTGGCAGTATTTTACAAACTAAATTGAAATTTCAAAATATCAGTTTAAATAAAGATTGTTGGAAAATAAATGCTGTGAGATGTAAAGTACCTGATGGAAAAGTACCATCACAAACACAAATCCACAGTTGTCATCCACATTTAAAAAAACTCATATTGACTCTAAAACCAAAATTAATCTTATTAATGGGCAATATTGCTATTAACTCTTTATTTGGGGACACTTTTTCAAACAGAAAAGTGGCCAGATGGAGAACTTATTGTATACCTGATGAAGTTTATGGCTGCAATATTGTTCCATTATTTGATATTAAATATGTCAATAAATACAATAAAGATAAAAATTTAGAATCAACATTCGACAGAGATTTAAAACATGCCATTAAATGCCTAAATAAGCCTTTTGTGAAGCGAAAAGACTACGAAGGGCGTGTTACTACTCTTTTAGATTTTAAGCGTGTAAAAACATTCTTAAAACGCATCATAAAAAGAAAACCCACAATTGCTTATGATTATGAAACTACTGGTTTAAAGCCTTTCAGAAAAGGTCACAAAATTGTAACAATTGGAGTTGCTATTTCTCCAAAAAAGGCATTTACATTCCCATATCAATGGAAACAATACTGGACTAAAGTTGAATTTCTTGAAATTAAAAAATTATGGAAAATAATTTTAAAAGATAATGATATTAAAAAAATAACTGCTAATCAAAAATATGAGGAAGTTTGGTCAACAGTTATGTTCAACAGCAGACCAGATTGTATATGGGATACCATGATGGGAGCGCATATTATGGATAATCGCTCTGCATCAACTGGATTGAAATTTCAAACTTTTGTAAATTTTGGTGTTCGTCCTTATGATGAACATATCAAGCCTTTTTTACAATCAAAAGATGGAGAGTTTAATACAGTTGAAAAAGCACCCTTCAAGGATTTGCTTTTATACAATGGATTAGATTGTATCTTTACTTATATGTTATTTAAGATACAATATCCATTTTTTCTAAAAAGAAGAAAATTGTTTAAAGCTTATATGTTTTTCCAAAGAGGCAATAAACAAATGGCTACTTTGCAATTAAATGGAATTAATATGAATAGCAAGTATTACCAAAAAGCTGAAAAACAATTAGAAAAGAAAATAAACAAAAGGAAAAAGTATTTAGAAAGTGGAAGAGAAGCAAGAAAGTTTCAAAAAAAGTACAAAAGACCAATTAAAATTACATCAAACCAAGATCTTGGAAAATTGTTTTATGAAGTTCTCGGGAAAGATCCAATATATACTGACAAAGGTCAGTATAAAACAGACAAGGCAACTCTTGAAGGATTAAATTTACCTTTTGTTAAGAAGTTGCTTGAAATGAAGAAGTATGAAAAAGCAAAAGGAACTTATTTAGGTCAGTTTGCAAGAGAGATATATCGAAATAAATTATACCCATTTTTTGATCTGAATATACCTGTTTCTTTCCGTTCAAGTAGTTCCCGTCCCAACTGGCAAAATTTGCCAAAACGGGATGAAGAAATTAAAACTCTTATACGAAAAGGAATAATTCCTGGTACTAACAGCGTTTTATCGGAAATTGATTTTTCGGGTGCGGAAGTTATTGTTTCAGCAACGGAACACAAAGATCCAACATTCATAAACTATCTTCTTGACCCAACAACGGACATGCATCGTGACTCATGCTCTGACCTGCTGCAATTACCACATGATATGTTAGAAAATCCAAATTATAATTTAAAACAAAAGAAATTAGTCAAGAAACTAAGATTTTTTGCAAAAAATAATTGGACTTTTGCTCAGTTTTATGGGGATTGGTTTGGTTCATGCGCTCCAACATTCTGGGAAAATGTTATTGAAGCAGGGTTAAAATTGCCAAATGGAATGACTTGTAGAAAATGGTTAGAAACAAAAGGAATTTATGAACTTGGTGAAATGACAAGAAATGGCCCTACTCCTTTTAGTTTCATGGAACATTGTGCAAAAGTTGAAGATAAGATGTGGAATGAAAGATTTCCAGTTTACACTGCTTGGAAAAAACAAGTAGTGCAAGATTATCAAGAAACAGGATTTATTGAAAATCATTTTGGTTTTAGATTCACAGGTTATATGTCAAAAAATCAATGTACTAATTTTCCGATTCAATCCTGTTCTTTTCATTTATTACTTTACACCCTGATAGAAGTTCAAAAATTTATTGATAAAAATAAATTAAAAACTAAACTAATTGGACAAATACATGATAGTTTGATTTCCAGTATTCCAAAAAATGAGATTCAAATTTATACACGTGGGGTAACTAAAATTGTTCAGGGCTTACAAAAAAAGTTCAAATGGTTAATTATTCCAATGGAAGTAGAAATAGAATTATCAAGACTTAAAGAGGTTAATGGGAATTTTTCTGATATGCGAGAATTTTCAATGAAGGATATAAACAATAAGAAATATTTAGATTTTATTTGTAATCCTAAAGAATCGTAGGAACTTATTAAAAAAGTATTAGAAAAGACTTAAAAAAGTCTTGACTTTTTAATTGCAATGATTTATGATTATTAAAAATAAAAATAATTTAAGGAGAATATTATGGATGTGAATCAACAAATATTACACAGGAATAATTTTCAAAAGAAAATTAGTTCTATTTTGACTTTTGTCAACGGCAAAGAAATCAAAGTAGATCTTGGCGTGATGCAGGATTCAATTAATATAGTAGGCACTAAAAAGGAGTTAGACAAAATTCGTGAGTTTATAGATAAAGAGGTAAATTAAAATGGGAAAAACAATTAGTATCACAATTCCAGTACCATTGGAAATTGATCTTGCCGAAGCTGCCAAAGATATTGGAATGTCAAGATCAAGATTCATTGGAAATATTCTTTTGCAATGGCAAGCTGACAGAGTAAAAGAAAATGCAAATATAAAACAACCAGAGGGTAATTAAGTGAGCTTGCAAACAGATTACAGGCCATCTACATTTAAAGATTTCTCTGGCAATGAAGAAATCAAAAAATCAATAACAGCAATGTTAAAAAGAGATAATCCTCCTTCTTCTTTTATGATTATCGGTCCCTCCGGCGCTGGCAAGACCACTTTGGCAAGAATCATTGCAAGAGGATTAAAATGTGCTAAATCTGATTTCAAAGAATTAAATACAGCTAATGACCGAACATTGCCAGCTATTCGTAGTATAATTTCTTCTATGAAATATGCACCACTAAAAGGAAACAAAAAAGTTATCCTTTTGGATGAGGCTCATATGCTCCTCAAACCACCACAGGAGGCTTTACTCAAAGCTTTAGAAGAACCCCCTTCTCATGTACATTTTATTATATGTACAACTAATCCTGAAGCTCTTAGGACAACATTTAAGCGTAGATGTCACATTTATGAGGTACAGCTATTAACAAGTTCTGAAATGATCAAATTAATGAAGTCAATACTCAAGAAAGAGCAAGTAAAGAAACATTCAATCAAAGTTTTTGACAAAATAGTTGAATTATCTGGTGGATCTGCTGGAATTGCTTTAAAATATCTTGATATGGTCATTGATATGATGGATGATGAGAAATCAGCATTGTCCACTTTAAAAGCTGCTGGAACAACTGAAGAGGATATGAGACTAATCTGCCAAGCTTTAATCAATTTTAATATAAATGAAAATTCTCGTTGGGCAAGAGTAAAAAGCCTTTTAAAAAAAATGAACACTGATGGAGAATCAGCAAGACGGCCTATTCTCGGTTATTTGAACAAAGTTCTATTAAACAACGGAGGTATGGAAGTGGCTATGGTTATGGATGAATTTAAGAATAATTTTTATGATAGTGGATCATCTGGTTTGACCTTAGCTTGTTACAAAGCTTGTTTCATTGAAGAGGAATAAATTATGGAAATTCGTAATTATGCTTTAGATATAGAAATAAATGAGGAAGATTTAGAAGGAGAATGGCTTACACATCCATCAATTTATGCATATTATACCGAAGCTTTTGCTGATTCTGTTTATAAAAGAGATGATGCTAAATTAAAATTAGAATGGGTAGAAGCACAAATTGATTTAGATATCAGACAAAAATGGGAAACAAAATATAAACTTCCAACAAAGCCAACTGAAGCTGCCATAAAAAACATCATCAAAACTAATAAAAAATATTTAAATAGCATGAAGAAATATAACAAATGTGTTAAAAGAGTTAATTCATTACAGGGCATTAAAAACGCATTTGATCACAAAAAGCATGCTCTGAGTAACTTGGTGTCATTGCAAATATCTGGATTTTATGCTGAACCCAGGAATAAAGTAAGAGATTTGCAAAAACATATATCAGCAACTAACCATTCTCAGCACAAGAGAGAATTAAACGAAAGTCTAAAAAGGAGGAAAAAGAAAAAGTAGAATAGAACTCAGGGCATAGTCCCGTATTTCATTTAATGTAAAATGTAAGGAGTAGAAGTTATGGGTAGTTTTAGATCAAGAATGAGGAAAAAAAGAGGTGGACTAAAGAAAAGACACAATCAAGCACCACGACAAACAGGGGGTAGATTTCCAACTGTTTTTAACAAAAATGACATACCAGAAGGGGTTGGATTTTTTAGATGCACGGAAGCACAACATATTGTTGATATTCTTCCCTGGGAAGCTGGAAAAGATATGCCGTTTGATGATCAGAATCAACCTGTTACAGAGAAAGGAGATTTTGATTATGTTTTAGATTTGTTTGTTCATCAAAATGTTGGAAAAATGAATCAACCTTATGTTTGTCCGTATGAAAATTTCAACAAGCCCTGCCCAATCTGTGAATATATGAAATCAAAAAGATTGGAAAAAGCAGAGTGGTCAAAAATTAGACCTAAAAGACGTTCTATTTATCTTATCTGGAACAGAACAAATCCAACTGAAGAAAAAAAGGGCATTCAAATTTTTGATGCTGCTCATTTCTTTATGGAAGAGAAAATTGAGGAGATTGCTAAACTTCCAAGAGGGGGTGGATACGTTGTTTTCTCTGATCCAGATACAGGCAAAAGTGTCTGTTGGACAAGAAAAGGATCAGGCCGTGAAAATACATCATATCTTGGACATAGATTTGTTGACAGGGAATCTCCAATTCCTGACAAAATACTCGATGCTACTTTTTCTCTTGATCAGGTAATCAACATGCACCCATCATATGAAGCCATTGCTAAAGCATTTAAGGATGACAATAAACCTGATAATGATGATGCTCCATTTGATACTGATGAAAAGGACATTGACGATTCTTCCTTTAAATCCAAAAAGAAAAAGAAAAAGAAAAAACTAAAAGGAGAAGAAAGTCCAAAACCAAAGAAGAGAAAGAGAAAAATTCGGACAAGGAAGTAAGGGATTATGGCAAAGCGAATTAAAATAAAAAAAAGTCCTTTGGATAAAATTGCAAAAGACTTTCAAAAAAAGGTCAAGGAAGTTAAAAAAGAACCTTCTCGACTTGATCCTAATTCCTTAATTCCTACTGGGTCAACTACTTTTAATCTTGAATGTTCTGGAAGAATTGAAGGAGCATTTAAACTTGGCAAGATGGTAAATTTAATAGGTGATTCTCATTCTGGAAAAACAATATTTGGCTTTACAGTATTTGCTGAATGTGCATTACAACCCAGGTTTGACAAATACCGATTCATTTATGACGATGTGGAAGCAGCTAATGAATTTGATTTAGTTTATCTATTTGGAAAAGATTGTGCTGATAGAATTGAATTAGTCAGAAGCAAAACCATTGAGGAGTATAATGATAATGTTGCTAGATACCTGGAAGATGATCGTCCTTTTATAAATATATTGGATTCATTTGATGCTTTAACTTCTGAAGCTGCAATTGAAAAAGATAAAGAAAACCGAAAGGCAAGAGAAAAAGGAGGTAAAATTAAAGGGGATTATGGTGATGGAAAACCAAAAGCATTTGCTAAATTTTGTTCTCAAAGAATACAAGATTTAAGTGATAACAAATCAGCTATAATTATTATTTCTCAAACAAGAGACAATATAGGATTTGGAGCTATGTTTACACCTAAAACAAGATCAGGTGGAAGGGCATTGAAGTTTTACTCCTTTCATGAAATTTGGTTAGCTTGTCAGAAAAAAGAAAAAAAGGGCAAAAGGACAGTTATCACAAATGTTCAGGCCAAAATAACCAAAAACAAATTAACAGGCAATCATGGAGAAGTTTACTTTCCAATTCTAAATGATTATGGCGTTGATAATTTAAAATCTTGTATTAATTTCTTGATTGATGAAGGAAATTGGACAGGAACATCAAAAGCAATAAATACAAAAGGATTTATTGCAGAAAAAACATCAATAAAAGGAATCATTGATAACATTGAGAAAAATGACAGAGAGGATGAATTATTTCAACTTTGTCAAGAAACCTATAACGCTGTTTTGGCTAAATTAAAACCAAAACGAAAAAGAAAATATAAATCATAATGGAGGATTTCATGGCTAAGAAAAAGAAAATGGACGTACTCATTGTTGCAGATCGTAGAATTACCGTAAATGTGAGTAAAGCCCTTGAGTTCAGTAAAGGAAAGATTGAGTTTGGACTTACTGAAACAATAGGAGATGATGTTGACAAACTTAAATTTATTGAAACAACCACAGAAGAATTATCTGAACTACTCTTTGATAAGTTTAAAGAAATTTTTGGTGATGATTTTGATGATGATTCTGATGAAGATGAAGATTCTGATGAGGATGAAGATTCTGATGAAGATTCTGATGAAGATGAAGATTCTGATGAGGATGAAGATGAGGATGAAGATGAGGATGAAGATGAGGATGAAATATCAGAAGAAACTATCAATACAATGAGTAAAAAGGAATTGAAACAACTTTGTGATGATGAGGATCTTGATGTTGATACATCAAAAACAGTAAAAAAACTAAGAGAGCTTGTCATTGAAGCATTATTTGAAGATTCTGATGAAGATTCTGATGAAGATTCTGATGAAGATTCTGATGAAGATTCTGATGAAGATTCTGATGAAGATTCTGATGAAGATTCTGATGAAGATTCTGATGAAGATTCTGATGAGGATGAAGATGAGGATGAACTATCAGAAGAAACCATTAACGCCATGAGTAAAAAGGAATTGAAACAACTTTGTGACGAGGAGGATCTTGATGTTGATACATCAAAACCAGTAAAAAAATTAAGAACTCTTGTTATTGAAGCTTTATTTGAAGATGAAGATGAAGATGAGGACGACAAAGAAGATAATGATGAATGGGAAGATGGTGAATGGGAAGATGGTGAATGGGAAGATGATTAAATAATACCCCGTAAATTAATTTTTTCAACATAGTAAACACGGGACTCAAAATAAAGGGTCCCGTGTTTTTCAAACGAGGAAACAATGAAAAAACGCATATTACTACTTGATACTTCCAGTGTTCTCCATATCATAAAACATGGAAATAAAAATATTAAAAAGAAGGACCAATCAACATATATCATTTTTGGTTTCCTATTAAAACTCCAGTTACTTATGCGTAAAACAAAAGCTAATATTTGTGTTTTTGCAACAGATAGTATGCCAGAAGATTCTTTACGAAAAAAAATATATCCTAATTATAAATTAAAACGAAACACTAAAGAAAAAACTGAAAAAGAATTGAAACTTGATGCTATGGCCTGGCCTCAATTTGATCTTGTTGAGCAAGATATATTGCCCTCTATGGGCTATTCAAACATTTTTAATACTAAGGGCTTTGAAGCTGATGATATCATCGGCAAGATATGTAAAACTTATCGTAACAATGAAATAGTTATTGTTACTTCTGATCAAGATATGTATCAATTATTAACTGATACTGTTTGTATTTTAAAACCATCAACAAACACATATTATACTAAAGCAAAATTCATAAAAGAATATGGGATTGAGCCAAAGATGTGGAAACGTATAAAAAGCATGGCTGGTTGTACTTCGGATGAAGTTAAAGGAGTTTCAGGGGTAGGTGAAAAAACAGCTTTAAAATTTCTAAAAAATGAATTACCTACTCATTACAAAACATATGAATCTTTAACAAGCAGGGAAGGTAAAGACATCATAAATAGAAATAAATCACTTGTTATTCTTCCTTTTAGAGGTACTCCTAATTATAAAATAACAGAAGATCGAATAAGCAAAATTAAAATAAATAATATGGCCAAAAAATATAATTTTCCATCAATATGTTCTGATTTAGATGATTGGTATTTAACTTTAAAAGGATATTAAAAATGAAAAAACATTCATTGCAAGAAGTTATTGTAAAAAGTAAAACTGATATTGAATTTAAAGGAATGACTACTAATCAAAGCATTAATTATCAACTGGAACAATGGGTAAAGGGAAGATCAATTCATAATCCAATTAGAAACGAATGTTGCCCGGATTTTAGTTGTTGTTCTGATGTAAAAATATTTCCAGAAGAAGTAAGGATAAAATTCTCAAATGCCTATAAAATGCAAGATAGAAAAACTATGTTTTCTATATTAGGAATGGCATTAGCTGACTTAACAACCACTGAACAAAATTTAGTCATTATAGATGATTTGACAGAACAATGAAACAAATAAATCAAAAAGATTTGAAAAAAATCAGAAAACATTTTCATAGAAAACAAAGGTGTATTTGTCCTATTTTGAAAATGAAATTCAATGCAGAAGATATGGTATGTGATCATGCTCACTCCAGTAATGCAAAGAATTTAGGTAAGTCAGAAGAATCTGGCTTGATTCGTGGGATTATTCACAGACAAGCCAACACTATGGAAGGGAAAATAACTAATTCTTTTATTCGTTGTGGACTTCATAAATTTGACATTACTTTGCCTGATTTTTTACGCTCTTTAGCTGATTTTATTGAAAATCCACCAATGACTTACTTAGAATATGTTCATCCATCAGAAAAAGCAAAACCAAAAAAATTAAAAAAGAACAGTGTTAAAAAACTATTAAAATTATTTAGGATAAAGTACCCAAATAAAATATATCCTAAATATGCAATTTACAAAGAGAGGAAAAAAGGAAAAGGCATGAAGCTTGGTAAACAGTTAGAGAGATTGTTTGCCGAATTTAATTTAAAACCAGAATTTAGAAAGTAACCAACAACCCTTAAAAGGAGAAGTAAAATGGACAAAATTTCACCCACGAACAAACTTGTTAACAATGTTATCAAAGAAGCAGAAAAAGAAATTTATGAAGAAATTGTTAAAACTGCCAAAGCAAAACTAAAAAATATATTAAGAGAAAAGGCCAAAGTAACAAGACTGCTCAAAAATATTGACAGAGAAATACTGGAAATTAAATTGGAAATAGGTCATGACCTGGAAGAATAATAGTATGCTTTCCCATCCTGTAAAATTATTTTGGAATGGATGGGAAAGCAATACCTACAGATTACAGGAATATGGTTGGGAAATTTCAGCAGCAGAATCCGTTGAATATAGAAAAATGGCAATCTCATTCAGACATAAAGAATCAAACATGAGAGGAATTTCTGATTATGTGGATTGGGATTATTATCAAAATGTTGTATCACAAAATTATCCTGTACACATGCCTACATTAAGATGTCAATTAGCCAATAATATCACATTACAAATCCAGTCCCCTGTAGATTATGATTTGTTTAATCCTATTGATGCTCGACCAATTAATAAAAGGATTTATCAAAATATATCATTGGATGATTTAGCTCATTTTAGAAAAATTGAAAAACCAAGTAATGAGATTTTTCTGAAACAGGCAAGTATGGAAGATATTTTAAATATGGCACTAAGCAAACAAGAACCAAAACAGAAGCAAATAAGAAAAGATTTAATAAAGCGACAAGAGATAGAAGTTATGCAAAATTCACAATTAAAAGCAAATCTTAGGTTGGTTGTATGAAATCTTTCCGTATGACACACAATTTTTTTAAAACACCACCAATATATTTTACTGATAATAATCCTCCATTATGGTTGTATCACAAACATTTAATTGGTGGTGGAAGGATTATGTTTTAAAATTAGAAATGGACGAAAGCATAAAAACAGATTTTGTAACAATACAAAGAGTTCCTACTTGCTCTTTTTTTGAAAAGGAGATTTAAATGCCAAAATTAACTCATAAAAAATTATTAAAAATTCTTGATTTTGATAATGCTGTTTGTGCAAGATTGGCGGGAGAACAATGTGTAGATTGATCAGGATGTGATTCAAATAGTCCTGCCTATCAGTATGTAAAAGAAAATATTCAAAAGAGGAGAGAAAATGGATTACACTAAAGCTATGTTTGAATTAGCAGAGAAGAACATGACTGAAAAAGGATTTGGTTTACTTTTAAAAATAAATTCACGGTTGCCTGATATTTGGGATAAACCATCCTCATCAACCGGAAAATATCATAAAAAAGCAAATGGTGAAGTTCCTTCTATCTCACACCATAGTTTGGAGATGCTGTATGGAGCGTGTAAAATAATTAGAATGTTTGGGGGAAAATTAAAATCAACCCAAAATGATGCTATACTTATGAGTATTATTCTTCACGATGCTCAAAAGTACGGTCCAAAAGGGAATATGCCCCATACAAACAATTTCCATGATAAATCAATGGCAGATCTTCTTGAAAAAAACAAGAAAGTCCTTTTGTCTCATTTTTCAGAAGAAGAAGCACAAACTGTTATTGATGGAGTAAGATATCATAGTGGAAGATGGAGTAAAAGTGTTCCAAATATGCACTCTTTTGATTTTGCTGACTACCCTCCAATTGTTATGTTTACTCATTTTTTGGATATGTTATCAACTGCTGATTGTTTACAGTTTCCAAAATTAAGAGAGGAATAAAATGGAAAATTTAACAGAAAATAAAAAGTTAAAAGACTTTATTTCAAATATGCCATTTCAGCAAGTTTCCTACTATGAAGCTATCTTATGGCTTACTAACCCAGGAAATATAAGATCAGGAAGAACCACTTTATTGGCATTAGCTTTTATTCAGCATGCCATACATTCACATGAATGGATACCTATTTTTGATCATAATGAATACGGCAAAAAAGAAATACTGAATAGAATAAAGGAATTGTTAAAAGTCCTAAAAATTCAGTCCTGTCATTTCAAAAGATTAGGAGATAAAGTGTACATAAGAATAGGATAATATCATGACTTGGAATACTGAAAGCTATGCACAAAGAATAAAAAATGAATATTGTGAATTTTTTGGAGTTGATGATTTTTGGGTATCTTATTCTTTAGATGCCCCAACAATAACAAAAACTGAAGTACAATACAGTATGTTTGGTTTGTACTCTGATTCACAAACTGTTAAATTTTACAGTTACAATTTTTATTGGAAAATTAAAGGAGAAACTTACAGAGTTACTTTAGATCCTATTATTAAAAAATATACACATAAAAGGAATGTTCGATATAATTTGGATGAAGAAGCCATGAAAAAACTTTTATTAAAATACATTAAACAAAGTTATAAAGGAGAATTTGATGTCGCTTAAAAAAATACACTCTTATTTGCAACTGATACGTGATACCCCAGGCACTAATGATAAGATATCTCTTTTATCTGAAATGCTCGAAAAAGATGCTGTATTCAAGCGTGTGATTACTTTAATGTATGATAGCACAAAGCACTTCAAAGTAAATCGACTCAGTAAATTCATACCTGGTCAAAATCACAGCAATATGGATCTTTTTGAATTTTTAGAAATTTTAGCAAAACAAGCAGGAACAAATAATTCTGATAAATTGCACTTAACAAAATTAGCTTCCACTGATAAAGAAACTTATGAAGTTGTGACAAGGATAATTAATAAAGATGCCAAAGCTGGATTCAGTGGAAAAACAATAAACAAGGCAATGCCAGGTTTAGTATTTCTTATGCCTTACATGAGGTGCAGCACGGAAAAAAGTAAAATAGGAAACATAGATTTTGAAAATGGTGCAATGGGGCAAGAAAAAGCTGATGGAGCTTTTGTTAATGTAATAATTCAGAAAAATGGAGATGTTGTTTTTAGATCACGAAACGGCAAAGTATTCCATCAATTAAATCATTTGACTAAATTATTCAAGAAAGCACCAAAAAATTACAGAAAAACAGTTTATATGGGAGAACTTCTTGTTTTAGTAAAAGGTAAAATTCTCCCAAGAAAAACAGGAAACGGAATATTAAATTCTTGTTTGCAAAATGCAGCGGATCACGATATGGCAAAGCATGTAATAATGAAATTATGGGATGCTGTACCACTTAAAGATTTTTATGCTGGTTACTCGGGTATTAGATATAAATATAGATTTTCCAGGGTAAAAAAACTTACTCAAGCAATAGGACACAGTTTTATTGATGTATTACCTTCTACAGTTCTGTATTCTTTAAAAGAAGCCCAAGTTTTTTATAAACAATTAAGAAACGAAGAAAAGGAAGGGGCAATAATTAAAAATCCTTTTGGTATTTGGAAAAATAATACTAGTCCAGACTCCGTTAAAATGAAGAATGTAGAAGATGCTGAACTTAGAATAGTATCATGGAGAAAAGGTAAAAAAGATACAAAATGGGAACATAAGATGGGTTCTGTTCAACTTGAATCTGAAGATAAATTAATCAATGTATCTGTAAGTGGATTTACTGATGAAGAACATGAAGATAATTGGAATAATCACATTGGAAAAATTGCCACTATTGAATTTGAAAGTATTATTACTGACAAAAGCAAACCCGGAAAATATTCTCTTTATCTTCCAAGAAATTTAGAATTAAGACCAGACAGAGATACAGCAGATACATACAAAGAAATTAAAAATAGGTAGTAACTGATACAATAATGTATCATAATTATAAGGAGAAGTAAATTATGAGTAAGGAACTTATTGCTAATGTTGCAGATGGAGCAGGAATTTCTCAGGCAAAAACAAAAGAAGTGATTGCTCTTTTTCTGGAAGAGATAAAAGACACCCTTGCAGTAAAGGAAAGTGTAACTTTCTTTAACTTTGGTAGGTTTTTTACTTCAGAGAGAAAAGCCAGAATAGGGAGAAACCCTACAACAGGAGAAGCACTAAAAATTGCAGCTTCCACTCAAGTGAGGTTTAAACCAGCCAAAGATTTTAAAAATTTTGTTAATTCCTAAAAAGTAAATCAAAATTATTTCACGGTATTATTTTGATATGATGCCGTGAAATATTAAAAAATCTTTAAAATCTTCAATTAATCATTGACTTCTTATTATTTTTTAGTGTATTATTATTGTACTACAACTTAAATAGAGAGAAATAAATGAAACAACAATTGTACATTTGTAACAATAAAAGAAAAAGTAATCACTGTCTTACCAAATGCTTCCATGGTGTTCCTCACCAATCTGATGGGTGCAAAAAAATCATAACTTGTTCTTTAGGAAAAGGAATACATAAAGTAAAATGTAGACCTTTATTAAAAAAGGAATTAAAAAATGTTACATCTCTGTAAAGATTTTTATTTAACGGCAGATAATAGGCAATTCATTGTTATGACTCAAAACATAGTTCAGAAAGGAAAAAATAAAGGGTCTAAGGTTTTTGCTGAATATAGATATTTTCCAACTTTAGATCAAATATTTGATTATCTTATCCATAGATTATTATTTGATATTCTGAAACAAGATGAAATCGAAACTTGTGCTACTTTTCAAAAACAATATTTGACAGTTTTAAATGAAGTAAAAGAAGTAAGTATAAAAATTGGCAATGTGAAAAATATAGGCACTGAACTCGCCTCTGAAGAGATATAACTATGAAACTTTTATCATTAGAAGAAGTACAAAAAATAATAAACAAAAGTAAAATAGAAATAAAGTCTGGATTACTGTATACCATTTATGAATGTGGCCACATTTTTTCCTCTGATGAAGATCCATTAAAAATAACATATTTCCAAAAAGACAATATGAGCAAAAGGACTTGTTTTAAATGTGACCAATCTCATTTAGTAGCAAGGTATAAAAAATGTGGATGCGGTGCTGAACAAATTGGAAATGCTGTATCAGCAAGTAAATTTTGTAAATATTGTTCTAAAGAGTATAAAGAAAAATTTGCCATTATAAAAGAACCCGATAAAACAAAAAACAAACATTTAGCTGATCCAAATAGGTGGAATTGTAAAAATAGAAATGAATGCTTTAAAAAATATATTTCTTATGAAGCTCTCCCTTGTAAAAATTGTAAAGATTATCAAATAGGAAATGGGGATCACGATGCTCTTTACACAACAAAATCAAATCTATAAGGAAATTAAAAATGATTTATTCAAACCATAAAATGTTAATTAAAGCTTCTGAATTAGGAATATTAAGAAGTATGGAATCTTTCTTAGCAGAACCTTTAAAACCAGGAAGATTGAAAAGGCTTTTTATGAATGTTTCTTTACTGGTTGATTCAGAATTAGCTTCTATTTTAAAAAGCAATCCTGATTTTTTCCTTCAAAATAAACCACAATTAACAGAATACCTTAAAACATTTGATTTTATTCTAAACATTACAAAAAACAAAGAGGATATCCATATAGCTTCAATAGTTGCTTTTTGTCTTTCTTTTATTGAAGACACCCCATCAAAATATTCATCAAAATTGCTACATAATCTTAAAGAAATTTTAGATTACTATGAAAGAGTAGGAAATTTAAACTACTCTGATCTTTGGACAGGCACTAAATTTTATGATGAATGGAATGCTGTCCATAAAAATTATAGTAAGAATAAAAGGGGAACAGAATGTTAGAGTTTGTTGGGGAAGTTAAAGTTGTAGGCAAAAATGCCTGTTTAATTTGTGTTGATGGACTCACGGGATGGGTTCCTGATTCGGAAGCTGATTACATTGATGAACCAGAAGTTAAAAAAGAGATAAAGTTTTTAATACCTAAATGGTTAGCTAAAACAAAAGGATTTATATGATGCTTTTTAACAAAGGATTAAATAAAGAAACTCTTAAGTATTTTACTGATAAAATAGAAGTTTTGGAATATAGATTAAAAGTGCTTACCAGCCAAAATGAGAATTTTCGTAACAGTTTACGAAATCAAACAAATGCTGATTTACTTTTCAAAACTTTAAAACAATCAGGATTGATTCAAGAAGTTTTTGATAATGAGGTTAAAAATGAAAACTCCTGATAAAACTAAAATACTTGTTTGGCCTGATGGTTCTTGGGTATCGGAAGATGAAATTGATGATATAGATTGGTTTTTAACTTCTGCTGGCAGAGGAGATGATTATGCTGAATATTTAATTCCTTCTGAATTAGACAATGATGATATTGACGAATTAATTCAATTAAAAGCTTTTCCTGGAATGTTACCCGACAAAATAAATCTTGTTGGTAAAGGAAAAATTGAAATTCCCAAAGGAGCAACATTATTAGTACATTATCCAAAAGATTTAGAGTATAAAGCTTTTTTTATGCTTCCAGGAAAATTAATTTCAAATGCTCCTGATATGGTTATTGAAGTAATAATGCCTAAAAAATAAGGAGAACAAATGTTTAGAAGATTAAGTTGGACTGATTATTTTTTTACATTAACTGAAATAGTTTCCCAAAGAAGTTCTTGTTTACGAAGGCAAATAGGGGCCATTGCAGTAAAAGATAAAAGGATAATTGCCACTGGCTATAATGGAGCACCTACTGGAATAGATCATTGTATTGACAGGGGAGGTTGTTTAAGAGAGCAATTAAAAATTAAATCAGGAACACAGCATGAAGTTTGCAGGGCAATCCATGCAGAAGAGAATTTAATTATTCAAGCTGCAATACATGGAGTCAGTTTACACGGATGTGAAATCTACTGCACTCATCAACCTTGTATACTTTGTTCCAGAAAGTTAATTAGTATTCAACCAAGTGGGATTTTTTACTTACATGATTATCCTGATGAAGCTTCCTTTAACTTATTGAGTGAAGTATTAGAATATGGAATAATGTTACATAAATTCAATGATCAAAAAATACATCATTGGGGGGTTTTAAATGCAAACTGAAATAAATGAAGATATAAAAAGGATTATTCCCCCTTTGTTAGATGAAAAAATTATCTTGCTTAGTAAAATAAAAAAAATAGAAAAAGCCATTGAATCATTGCAGGACATTTGTGAACATGATTGGAAAAATAATGGACATGATTCACACAAGGATCATTATATTTGTGAAATTTGTAATTTAGAAGATTCATGGTAAATAAAAAGGAGAGTTAAAATGGTATTGGATATTGAAGGAAACAAAATTTATACAGGAACAAGAGTCGCATCGGCAGATAATGTTCATGGAATCAAATTAAAAATAGGAAAGGTTGTTGGTTTTACCGAAACAAGAGTCAAGATTGATTTTGAGGGAATTGGGGTAGGCACAAAAAAACCCACTAATGTAGTTAAAGTTTTTATTCAGGAGAAAAATAATGGATTTCAAAACCGTAATTAAAAATGGCATTGCAATGTATGATTCTCTTTTTAAAGCAGTAAATGATGCTGGCGGAATCGGAAGTAGTTTCCAGCCTTTTTCAAAATTAGAAAAAATGACGGTAGCTGAATTATTTGGACAATTAGCAACAAATAGAATTAGATTTGTGTACGATGGAGATATAGAAAAAGATCGCTGCCCTTGCTGTAAAGGAACAAAATATGTACTGGATTCGGATTCTGATTTTGGTTTTCATAAAAAGTGCAAAAATTGTGAAGGCGAAAAAATAGAAGCCAAAACAGCAACAGTCACGACACCACCTAAATTAACAAATAAAGACATATCAGATAAATACCAACTTGCTTCTTTTTATTTTAGTTTTTCTTATTTTTTGGGGGCTATGGCTTATTGGGTAACGGCTCAAAACCCAAATAAAGAGTTGATTGATTTAGCTCCTGTATTGAAAGCATTCGGAGACTTCATCCGCCCCTCCTTTGAAAATATAATTTTACCACAGAAATTTACATACGTGGAATTAAGTAATCTTATATCTGATGATAATTTTGAAAAAATACCTGAAATAATGGCTCTTAATAAACTAGAACCCGATTTCATTGATCTTGGGGCTTTAGCAAGAAATGTTTTTTACATGATATTAAGAGAAAAAATAACAAATTAAGGAGAAATAAAATGGGAGATGCAGCAGACCAAGCATTAGAAAGAGCAGAAATAGAATGGGACTTGTATGAAAAATTAAGGGATTCTTCTTTGGAAGATAAAATAGAATCAGGTCTTTGGGATGAGTTCGGTGATTTAGTTGGAGATCCTTCTTCTTACCCAGGCAGACAAAAACCAAAAGGGCTATTTGACTTCTAATGATTAATTCAATTGAAATTAAAAATTTTGAAACACACATTTGTACCAAAATTGATTTACACCCTGGAGTTAATGTACTCTTAGGTGAATCTGATTCTGGAAAGTCAAGTGTTGTTAGGGCTTTAGAATGGAATACAAAAAACAGACCACAAGGAGATAGTTATAGAAATAATCAATTAGATCCTAAAAACAAAAAAGATAAATTAAAGAAAACCCAAGTATCAGTTAATTATGATAATCAAATAGTTACCAGGGCAAGAAATAGTAAAATAAACCATTATCAAATAAATACTAATGAACCATTAAAAGCGTTAAGAACAGATGTACCTGAAGAAGTACAAAATATTACAAAAATAAAATCTGTCAATATCCAAGGGCAACATCCAACACAACAGTATTTTCTTTTAGCTGATAAACCTGGACAAGTAGCAAAAGAGTTTAATAAAGTAGCTGGCTTGGTGATAATGGATAAAGCCATTGCTGATATTAATCAACAAGTAAGATTCTGTAGTAATACAATAAAAAATGCTCAACGTGACATAAAGGAAAAAGAAACTGAATTAAAAGACAGTAAATGGGTTTTGAAAGCTGAAAAATTTGCCAAAAAATTAACTGAATTTCAATCAAAAATTAAAAGCCAAGTATCAATATTTCTTGAATTAAAAGACCATATACAAAGTGCAACTTTGATTCAAGCCAGATTAGATACTTTTGTAGGCATTAAAAAAGCAAAAGAGAACCTAAAAAGTTTAGATACTGAACAAAACAAAATAAAACAAAAGAAAAATAAGTTAAATCAACTCAAAAACATTATTAATGATCTCATACAGCTTGATTTGATGTTAACTAATAGTGGGTATTCAAAAAAAGCTAAAACAGCTTTAAATGAGCTAATAAAGCTTAGAGATGAAATCAAAGAGACTGAGAAGTTTATTATAACTTGTAATAACAAGATTGATTCAATTCAGACCATTGATGATAAAATAAAAACTCAAAAAGAGGTAATTAATAAATTAAACTCAAAATACAAAACAGTATTGAAAACACAAGGATGCCCTGTGTGTGGACACAAAGGATAAAAATGAAAATCATTGTTGCAGCAGATTTACATATACGATCAAAAAATCCAATAAGTAGAAAAGGTGATTATTTTTCTCAAGTATTAACTAAGTTTAGAGAAATTTTGCAGATAACAGAAAATAACAGCGGATTATTATTTGTTGCTGGAGACTTTTTTGATTCAGCAAAAGCTCCTTATTATGTTGTAAAAAAGATAATTGAAATTATTAAAAAGTATGATGTTGATATCTATGTTGTTCCAGGGCAGCACGATTTGTTATTCCATGTAGGAGGATTAGACAATACTCCATTAGGAATTTTACAAGCTGCTGGAGTTATAAAAATTTTATCCAGTACAATGAAAACAAAGTATTATGGAATTTCATTTATTGGATCAGGGTGGAATGATGAACCACAAGAAGAAGCTGATATTTTGATAACTCATAGGATGATAACGTATAAAGGAGAACTATGGCCAGGTCAAAAAGATTTCTCCACTGCTGCTGCAATAATGAGAAAGTACCCTTGGGCAAAAGTAATAGTGAGTGGAGATAACCACTTGCCTCATATCGTAACAGGAGAAGGCAGATATCAAATAAATTGTGGAAGTATGATGAGATCCAGCAAAGATCAAATAGATTTTAAACCGGGAGTTTATTTGATAGATACAAAGGGTTGGAAATTTGACAGAATACATTTACATATTGAAGATCCTGATGATGTTTTCGACTTTTCAAAAATTACCATTGAAGAAATGAAGAAAGAAGCTAAAAAAGAAGCAGAAGCAAAAATATCAAAATTTATTAACTCTTTGCCAAAAACTGATCAAGAACGACCTAATTTTAAACGAATTTTATCCAGTGTGATAGAACAAGCAGATCCATCTAAAGCAGTTAAAGAACTAATTAACCAAACAATGGAAAGGATAAGTAAATGAATTTAATTCAAATTAAACAGAAAATTCAAGATGCAGAACAAGAGTATAACCAATTATTAGGCCAAAAATCTATGCTTGTTGAGAGTCTTAAAAAGTTAGGTTTTAATTCTCTTGAAGCTGCTAAAAAAGAAAAAAAGAAAATGAAATTAAAATTGCAGAAAATGGAAAAATACTACGATGCAGGAGTTGATAAATTTAAAAAACAATATGAACATTTACTTTAAAGAGGTGATTTATGAAAATAATTGAATTAACTTGTCCAAATGGAGGAAAACATGATGTAGGTGTTTTACTCACAAAAAAAGAAAGACAAATATTCGATGCTGCTATGGAAGAATATGTTCAAAAATATAAAAGGAAAAAAGCAGCTAAAACAATGTATAATTATATGTATATATATCTTCCAATATGAAAAATTTATTAGAAAAACTTAATGAGTGTATTCAAGATAGGAAAGTAATTTCTAAAATGATCAAAAAGACCACAAATGAATTAGAAAAAAACCTTTCAGAACTTGAAAACTTGGAAGAAGCTCGTGTTATTGTGCAAAAGGCAGCACAAGTAACACAATCCCAATTATCAAATAAAGTAGAATCAATTGTTTCCAGTGCTTTAGCTGCTGTTTTTGATGATCCTTATAAATTTGTAGTTGATTTTGTACAAAGGAGAAATTCAACTGAATGTGATCTTTTTTTTGAAAAAAATGGCAATAAACTATCACCTTTAAACTCTTGTGGATACGGAGTAGCTGATATAACTTCATTAGCTTTAAGAGTTGCTTACTGGAAAATGGAGAGTGATTCAAGAAATGTACTTATTTTGGATGAACCAACCCGTGCCTTGTCCCTTGCAAAACACGAAAGAGCTTCCATGATGATTAAAGAGTTAAGTAAAGTTGGAAAGGGCATTCAATTTTTAATTGTAACTCATTCTGTAAATATGGCAATGTATGCTGATAAAAAATTTAAAGTAACAAAACAAGGAGGAATTAGTCGTGTCGATAAAATCAGTTAATGCTCCAATAATTTACACTTATCAAGATTTGCTTTTGAAAACAGAAGAAGAATTACTTGAAATAAAAAAACAAAAAAGGAAAGAGTATAATGAGGTTTTAAACCGAAAAACTATAATTGCAGGGAATATTCTTTCTTTACAGATGATGATTTCAAACGAAATTTCAAAAACCGTTACATCTATTAAAAAGGACAAATAAATGGATCTTGAAAAAATGTTAAAAAAATGGCAATCAAGATTGGGACTTTCTGATTGGAATATTACTATTAAATTCGACACTGCAAGAAATATGAATGATAATTTAGGAAGTACATATTTACAAAATCAAGTTCAGATGGCAGATATCAGAATAAAAGCTTTAAATGATCGACAAAAATCGGATTCGGCAGAGAATGATCCAGAATTAGATTTAGTCCATGAATTAATCCACATTCGATTATGGGCAATAGATCCAAGAGATGCTGAAGGAGTTTTTCATATTTGTAGGGAACAAGCAATTGAGTGGATAGCAAAAGCTTTGATTACTTCTGATAGACAAACCTAATTATGGATTCTTCATCAACAATGACCAATTATCCACCTAAATCTGATACTGCTACACCAGGAGATGGAAATATGTATTGCCCTTCATACAACAATTTCAACATTAAATGGTTATTTTTTAAAAACGAAATAGATTTCCCAAAAATGGACACTATCAAAAAAACAACAATAAAGAAAATAAATAAGAAAGTAACCAGTAAATATCATATCAAACAACCAATAGCTAATTCTGGTTTTAAACGAGGACAAAGAAGAATATATGAGAAAACCTAAGATTTGTTTAAATTGCCAATATTGGTTAGGGGATAAAAAAGAAGTCCAAAAACAAAAACTTAAAAACAATTTGTACTTATCTCCTTATGTAAGCTCCCCTTTAAAAGGAGAGTGTGTAAAATACATAAACTATATAAGAACAACCAAAAACAAAATACATTATTTACATTTTACTGCTAATTTTTCATGTTATTATTTTAAGGAGGAAAAATGAATTTTTTAAAAAAATTACAAGAAAAACGAAAAACTGAATTTATGAAGCATGTTCGTTCCTGGGTAATAGAAAGAGTTGAAAAGGGGCACCCTATGACTGATTCAGAATATAGTTTACTTAGGATAAATAGCTATGAACAACGCCTTTTGCAAGAATTATTGGATGATGATGCTTTTCTCAAATGTATGGAGTATTCATTAAATCAAATTGGGAAACACAAACTTGGAAAATATGAAATAGCAAAAAGCTATAATGATGCTATTTGGAGATTTTATGTACCTGAACTAATTAAACGATTCAAAGAATCAAAAAGGAAAAACGATGAAAAAATTTAAAAAAGCGGACACATTTGGAAATAAAAAAGAATGGCAAGTGGATTATTCTGAATTAGAAATGATACAGAAAAAATGTGCTGCTACTCAAGAATTTGGAACCATTGGCCAGGAACATTTAGAAAATGTTATTTTAACTCTCATTGACCTTAACTATTGCTCATTTGATACAACCAATAAAGATTATGAAGATATACAAGGATACTCTTTAGAGTTTGAAATAGAGGAAAGAATTAAAAGAATTAGATCCACTAATCAAAATGTTGAAATTTATCATAATAATGAAACAGGTATATGGCAATATTCTGTATCTGATTTTGATGGATTTTGGCTTAATTCCTTTAAAACACAAAGAGAAGCAATCATGTTTTGTGATAAAGAAAAGATACAATATATTTTTTAAGGAGTTAAAAATGAATCATCAAAGTATCAGGACACTAAATATAAAATACAAGGACACCATCTGGAAAAATAAAAAAAATAACATGAATTATAAAATAATCATTATTGCTTATGATGCAATAAATCACAGAGGATATAATCAAGTAGTTGTTTATTCTGCTTTTAGCAATGAATCATTAGTTTTTGTTCGAGAATTAAAAGAATTTCAGAAGAAATTTACACAAGAATCACAAATGAATGACTGGAATACTCGTATGAGAAATAGACAAGTTATTCATTTAACTAATAAAATCGTAGTTTCTTGTTTACTTTTAATGTTTTTCGGATTATTAGGATTGATATTTTTTATGCTTAAATAGGAACGAAGATTATGAATAAAAACCAAAATAGGGAAAAAATGAATCCAACATTTGCTTCTAAAAAAGGCAAACATCCAACTTGGGGTTCATATGAAGAAAGTAAACATAATTGGAAAAAAACATTTAAAATAAAAGGAGTTAAATCAGGAAAAAAAGTAAAACAGAAAAGGCGTAAATTTAACCGGGAAACAATCAGAAAGGAGTTAGGAGATGAAGCGTTTTTGGAATAAAGTGTTACATTATTCATAGAAATATACAGAAACACATTTAAAGGAGAAAAAAATGAAAATAATCAATCAAAGCCATAAAATTATTAGTTTACCTAATGATGTATTAGAAACCATTGAAATCGTTGGAAGAACTTGTTACAAATCCGAAAATAAGATAACAACAAACTCATCCTCAAAATTTACCCAAATGTTAATAAATAGAGGGCATCATGCAATGATAGAATTTGGGGATATAATAGTTAAATTTATCACCAATAGAGGAGTTACACATGAACTTGTCCGTCATAGATTATGCAGTTTCGGACAAGAATCTACTCGTTATGTAAATTATAAAAAGGGAGTTGAATTTATCAAGCCTGTTTGGGGCAATTTTACCGACGAAATCAACACTACTCCACAGATAGAATCTCCTGAATTAGAATGGATTCATGCTATGGAATCAGCAGAACGTCATTATATTAATCTTATAAATAAAGGATGGAGACCAGAACAAGCACGAGAAGTTTTACCTAATTCACTTAAAACTGAAATAGTTGTTAAGGCTAACATTAGAGAATGGAGGCACATTTTCAAACTCAGAACCTCAAAAGCTGCTCATCCTCAAATAAGAAAACTAATGGAGCCTTTACTTATAAAATTAAAACAACAATTGCCGGTGGTGTTTGATGATTTATCCTAATGGTTTTCCTGCAAACTTGGCGGGAATTGCTGTTCTTCAAAAAACGATGGCTGACGAAATAGGAGTCAAATCTGGTCCAATTTGTGCAAGTAGCAAAGGACTCCATATTTATGGTTATGTTGAAGAATTGGCCAAATTAAGAATAGGGGGATAAAAATGAAAAAATGGATAAGAAAATGTGACAATTGCGGGAAAATAAACCCCATTCGATTATATGGAAATGATAGACTTTGTGGAGAATGTGCTGATCAAGTAGGATTTTATAAAAAGAAAGGATGGAAATTAGGTGCTAATGGAAAAGTTGGTTTTTATAAATTACAAATTCCTATCCAAATCAGATGGCGAGGATGGCTTGAACTTAACTAATTAAAGGAGATTAAAAAATGAAATTAAACAAAGGGGAATTAGAGCATATCAAAAACAGAGTTGAGAACATAGTTAAATGCACTAATGGAGAAATTGCTACAAAATTAAATCGTCTCCAAAAAGGAACAGGGTTAACTAATACTAAAAAATATAATTTAATTTGTGAAGGGAAAGCAACAATTTTATCAGAACACGAATTACTAGGTATATCTAAATACGCATATAATAACTGTTTTGAAGCATTGCTTATGTGTTTTAAATATCCCAAAACAACAACACAGGTTGAAAAAATAACCTATAATGATCGTATTAAAAACAAAACAGAAGAGCTTATGCAGGAAGTAACTCTTGAAGGAAAAAGATTAATTGATAAAATTGTGCTTGGACTGGTTGAATTGGAAAGTGTGCCGGAAGAATTACACAAATTAGGGTCAATGACTTCTTTAGCAAGAGTATTTACCACTAATGATTTTATTAAAAAGGAAATCTAAACAATGAATAAAAACAATGAATTAGTCCAGGCTTTGCGTATTTGTGTTGATGCACACAAACACCAGTGTGACAAAGGTGGAATGCCTTATTGTTTTCATCCTATATCTGTTATGAACAATGTCAAAGGTGTAAATGAAAAAATAACAGCTTTGTTGCATGATGTGTTAGAAGATTCAAATTGGGAAGTGAAAGATTTAATAAGTGAAAGATTTTGCACTGAAATAATTGATGCGGTAATATTACTAACAAAGAATCCAAATGTTGATTATATGGAATATATAAAAAATCTAAAAAACCATAATATCGCAAAACAAGTAAAAATAGCAGATCTTAAAGACAATATGGATTTATCCCGACTAAAAGAAATATCCAAAAGAGATTTAATCAGAAATGACAAATATTTAGTTGCACTTAATTTTTTAAATAAAGGGGAATAAAAATGTCAGACCAAACTCCTGTACCATGTAAATTTGATGGAGACTGTATAAATTTTATCACAGAAGAACACTGTAGTATTCATTGTGAATTTTATAATCCAATTGATGATTCGATTCTTAAAGATGTTGAAGTTATGGCCGATGAAATTATTAAAAAACAAAAAAATAAAAAAGACATAAACCTTAAATTCAGTGCTTTACCCAAATTTGATAAATTGCATGAGTTTATTGTTCTTAAAAGGCATGTTTTTGAAATGCAGAGCATAAGTCCTAAGAAGATCATTTTAAAGTTCAAAAGGAAACTTACAAAAACTGATACTATTGCTGATGGATGTTATGTTTTTGTAGATAAAGAAGATAAACTTCTTATCCCTCATAAAGTCTTTGCTAAGTTTGATAGGGAAGCCAAGAAAAAAAGGATCAAAAAATGATAACAGCCCCCAAAAATAATATAGAAGAAGGGAAACCACAGCCAAGTCTTTTGCCAATGGATTTGCTTATTGAAATATTGGAACCTGCTTATCGTGAAGGTCTTATAAAGTATTTCAGAGAATCTTGGAGAATAGGATTCAAACTCTCTGATATGAAAGATGCTTTAGATCGACACATGACAGCTTTTTATTTTCATGGGGAAGATTATGATGAGGAGACATTAACTAAACACAATATAAAAAAGCATCATTTAGGTGCTGCAATATTTTGTATTTTATCCATGTATAATTCTCTAAAAGTAAATCCTGATGAATTAGATGATCGTCCTTTTAAATTGTTTGAAAATGCAAAAGAGAAGTTAAATGTAGAAAAGAAATTTTAAAATAGTTCAAAATAACAAAACACGCTCAATTCTGTTATGTTTTTAAAGAGATTGAGCGTGTTTTAGTATGTTAGTATCAGTTTTCTATAAAAGTGCTTTAAAAGCGTTATACATCTTCTAATTTACTTGGATCATTGTTCTCGAATTTATCTTTCTCTGTTTGATAAATTGCATCTAATTCAGCTTCCGAAGCACCATGCAACTTAGCCAAAGAAAAATAAACCCCAATGGACATTTTCAAAAGTTCTACAATTGCTGGTCCCATACTTCCTCCTTAATTGGCCAATAAAATTAATTAGTCAATAAAATTAATTGGTCAATTAAATTAAATAAATCACGTTCAGTTTTTTCAGAAAAAGGAGTTGTCCCAATTAACATAGAATCATATACTTTTATTAATGGATAAATTTGACTTAGAATATTTTTCTTTTTCCTAAGTAACTCTTTTTTCTCCGTAGATAAAACAGGGTTAGTGACTTTTTCCCAATCCCCTCTCTCAGTCAATACATGCCCTGTGTCAGTCATGTACATTGCATATTGAGAATTATACACACTGTATGCAGTTGTTATATTTTTCTTATTCGACATAACACATCCCTGCACCACCATCAAACAAATAATCAATAGATAATACAAGACCGCTTTACTTTTCAAGTTCATGTTTTTCTCCTTCTTTTGTTGGATTTTTAAATCCTATTAATTTAACAATTATCCAATCTATGATTTTATCATCTAAGTTGTTCGTTGTAAGTTTGGATAATTTTTTGAAAACCATAGCAAATAATAAAAGAAACGCTAAATTATTTTTTATTGCTATGGTAAATTGTGTTAAAAATGTATCAAAAAACCAATCAGAATAATGCCCTGATATTATGAGATTAATTAACTCTTCCATTTTTTCTCCTTTCTTTTTTTCTTCTTTCTTTTTTTCTTCTTTCTGGAAAATAAGCCGTGTAAAGAAACTTTCTTCTATCATTTTTTATGTTTCTGATAACTATCATTTAATTATTTGGCACGAACAATTCAGGAAAATCTTTTTCTAAAACATGGTTTATTTTTCTATTTTGTTTCCACCCAATAAACCCTACAAATCCCAAAGTTTTAGTTGCTACATTAGATGCAGTAGGCATTCCACTTTCATAAGAACATAAATTACCAAATATCTTATCAAGTTCCTTTTTGGTATAAGAAACAAAATTTAATTTTCCTTTGTGGTCAATATGAATTAATCCTTTGTATCTATATCCAAAGTCGTGTGGAGTTGCACCTAATAATAACATTCCAGTAGGATTATATAACCAATTAAGGAATTTTGGAACACTTGCTCCATCAAAAACAAAATATTTGGGAATAAATATCCATTTTGAAATAGAAGGAACATATAAACAATAATCTTTTCTTACTTTAAATTTTCTTTTATAAGTTGAAAAATTCCAAACTCTTTTAAAAAATCCAGTAACAATTTCAGTTGGCAATGCTTGTGTAATTGGAAAATGAAGTTCATTAGAGCAAGAATTAAGATTGATTCTCTTCATGTATTAACCCCCTTGATGTGTGTATTTGTAATTCAAGTAAAAAATCTAATATTCTGGTGTGTCTTTTAATTATTGCAGGGGATGTTGTTTTTTCCAGCAATGTTGACTCCTCAGATATCAATTTAACTAACTTTTTATGTCCCTCAAGAACCGAACTTTTTGTTAAAATGGAATCTTGAATCATTAAGTAAACTCCAGTATTTAAAATTAGTTTGTGGATATAGATATCGGTTCACTACTTTTTTTCTTACTTCACTATATTCTTTAATAACTATCCAAATTAATGGGGTTGGGGTTTTTGATGTATTGGGCCTGATATCAAGATGAAATAAAATCCAAGGAAGACCATCAGGTCCTACTGTATCTAAATAAATACCAATGCCATTAAAAAGACCAGAACTAAGAATATTAGTATAATTTTTAAAAGCACTATTTTCTATAAAAATATCACTTGCAGTTGATTTTCTAACTATGGCACTTCCTACAAAATGTTGAGATGTTTTACTTCCGGAAAAACGAGCCAAGGCTCCTCGTACAGGGGAAGGATACATACATGATTTATTTAATTTTCTAAATTTTCCTAAAGAATAAATTAATTCTGGTTCAGCATATTTATTTGGATCTTCAGAAAATTCAGCAGCTTTTAATTTATATACATAATCCCAATTAATCATTTTAACCTCTTTTAGTCAAAATAAGAACTACAATTATCATCACATACTTTTCCTCTTTCTGGATCTGGACAAAGATGGTGAAATACACTACATTTTCTAATTTCAGGCGTTATTGCATAACAAAATACATCTTTTTTATGGAATAGTTTAGTTACTTTTTTTGCATATATCCATCTATTTAGTTGACTTATTAAAAAATCAGATTGATTTGTCAAATCCCAAGCCATTCCTATTGATCCAACAAACTCATTTTTACTTGTAAACTGTGAAGTTTTTACGGAGTAAAATAAAAATTCTTTTCCATCAACCATTCCTGCTTCTAAAAAATGAGATGCTCCTTTATTCAACATTGTAAATGTATCTGAAATTAAACAAACTTTACCGAATGTATTTTGTATGCCTAACTGTTCAAAATTTAATTCAATTAATTCGTTATCTGTCTTGCCTACAATAGAATCTAAACAATCATATGCTTTATCATACCCAAAAAAAGTTTTACAATGCAAAGGATTAGCTAAAATATATTTATGATTTTTATCTTTTTTCCATATTAAAGCTTCCATTGCTTCAGTTAATAAACTTAAAGTAGATACATATTGATGATTCCATTTTGATAATGATTTGTACTCTTCTTTCAAGTTTTTGATTCGGTTTCTTTGCTCTTTTATCTCGTCTACTAAAATACTTGCAGCTATATCAGGATTAAAAAAAGAAATTAAAAAATTACGAACGGAAGTAAGTGACATTTTAGGAACCTCCCCTTGATTGGTCCCCTGGGACAACACCTTTTTCAATTGGTATAATTTGTCTATGATATAGTACAGGACCTTTAGTAAAGTAATTATAAAAAGTACCTAAACTTGTAATAACTATAAATAAAATTATAGCTACAACAAGTTTTGATACCATTCCTAAAATTGCAGCATTTGCATGGACAATTTCAGATAAATCTACTAATCTACTGGAATGGTTATCTAATTCAGAAAATACCCGATCAATTATTTTATCATCCATTGTAAATAGTCCAATCTAAAGTTACATCATCAATTATAAAACAACGTCCTACTTTATTTTGAAATCTATCATTTAACGAAAGTAAAAGCAAGAATTTCATTAAACTAAAAACCACCAGACAGTACAAGAAGTGATTTTGAGAAGCCAAATCTCAAAATACCAAGAAGTCTACTTCTTGCTGTCTGGATTCCTGTAATTTTTCCTTGGCCGACTCAAGGGGAGAGATAAAAATTACAGGGTGGTTACTCTTATTTGACACCAACAGTATTAGACCCGATAGTATCAACTTCAAAATGAATATCAAATTCACTTAAATAAACTTTTCCTGTATAAGTATCGGCAGCATCTGCACCATCTCTGTATAATCTGTACTGCAAAACACTTGAAATTTTCATACCTGTTCCAGCTATTCCAGCTAATGGAATATTTGTCATTCTATGCAATCCAGCAGTAACAGTATTATTAGCAACTGTTCTGGAAACCATGCTAGTATTTGCTTGCAGTATACCTCCTACATTTACCCATAAATACTCAAGTTTCCATACAATATCCCCTACAAGAAGATCAGGACTTGCCCAATGAACATGGGGATATATAATTGTGCCTTCTTTATATTTATGACTAAATTGTACTGACCCAAATATCTCTGTTATAACACTTGGGACAAAAGCTAAAGCCATGACACCAAGTGATCCGGTTGTAGTACCAAGTAATCCTTCAACCCAATCGTAAGAATTACTCAAAGTCATATCTTCTCCTGCTCCAAGAGTACAGCCATTATCAACGGTTGAACCTGAACCCTCATCAAAGTCAAATCTCATCACAACATCAGTTGATTCTACAATCCCAGTAGGAACTACTGTAGTGCCTCCCCCATTATTGTATCTTTCCGTGACTTGTGCTTGAGTTAATGCTTTGTTATAACATATAAGATTATCTATTCTACCATCTAAAGCCTTATTTCCATTTGGTCTTGACCCAATATAAACATCACTTGTACTGGCAGCTAACTGTTTGCCCCAAACAGAATCATTATGTATTTCTTGCCCGTTTACATAAATATAAATATTTGTGCTAGACCCATCATAATCTATTGTAACAACTATGTGCTGTGTTTGTCCTGCAACTAAACCATCATTACTTCTTACATTCCAGCTATTATCTATTGAAACTACAACATCCTTATAAGCAACACTGATTTCAATAAACGCATCTCTCCAGAATAATACTGCATTTTGTACACTATCTGGATTAAGCCAAAACTCTACTGTGTATTCATCCGTGCTATTTAAATTAGTGTATGATGATATTAATCCATGACCTCCTGTAAAATCAACACAGTAATCTTCTCCAACTGATCCATCATTAGCTACTGTTTCAAGAGCAGGACTTCTTGCTCCTGTGTTTGCTGCACTCAGAGGGCTTGTTCTCATATCATCAAAAACAGCAGCATCTCCTTTTAATTTGAAATGTCCAGTTGATTTATTAATTTCAACATGATCATCCACACCACCAAATTTCAATACCTCACTGTCAGTAGTATCAATATCCATATCATCTTTTAATACGTCCGAAAGAATCCTTGTCATTTTGTCCTCCTATTCTGGAACAACAATGAATATGCCATTATCGTCTGTTATCTCATTTTCTACTCCATCTATCAAACAAGTAAAATCAACAGGAGCAGCACAAGAGGGAGTATATGATGAAGGTTTTGCCCAAGTTGTCATCCATGGCCCTACCCAATTAGTAATTAAATTTGAAATAAGCATGAATTTATCCTTTTTTGATATATAGTATGACTACATCAAAAGTTTAAAAGTGATTGCACCTGAAATACTGACTGCTCTAATTGCAGTAACAGGCCCAACAAAAACTCCCATAACAGTATCGGTAACATCTCCTTTGTCCCAATCAATCCAAGTAACATCACCAGAATTAATATCTTCCATTGTATCAATAGAAGTTTGAACCTTTCCAGTTCCAGCCCCACAAATTAAAACAATAGTTCCATTTGATGTTCCTCTTCCTGTAGGAAGTATTAAAATTTCTTCAGATATTTCTCCATCAGCAATATCTTCCCTATAAGTATACCCACCTGATAGACCATCTCTAAACAAATCACCTGTTCTCTTAACCATCTCTTTCATAACATTCCCCTTTATTTACACTACACAAGGAATATAATCTAAATGTGCAATAATTGAATCCCTTTTAAGTGCAAAATGACAAAGATTAACTGCTTTTCTATTTTCACCACTCCATTGAAGTTCCGGACACAAATCCAAAACTAAATTACCAAACAAATTATACCAGGATTTTATTGTAGAATCTCTTAAATTCCATGACCATTTAGAATCGTAATATACATAATCAACAGCAGTTGGATACAAAGGCGGAATGTGGACTAAATTATATAAATGACCTGAAATTGGATCTTTTGTTTTTCCTTTTTTAATTAATAACTCATGCCTATCATGATTTCTGCCTGTTTCAAATAATCTAATAGGAAAATTGTGTTTATCAATAATTTCTGATTGGATTATTTTAACACTTTTAATCAATAATGGATGTAGGATGTCAATGTTTCTTAAAACTTTCATAGACTGTATTCCTTATAATTTTGAGAACTTTTGGTTTTCCCAATTATAACACCATTTTTAATAACTACTAAAGTTCCAGGTAAATATATTATTGCTGATTCTACAATGTACTGTCTATTCTTTTTATCAACAACAGAATAAGCTGTACTACTTACTTGGGCTTTTATCGTCACTATCTTAGACGATGTTTCTCGTTCTACTGATAGTAAATCTGATAATGATTCCATTTAGACATTCCTTTCAATAACTAAAACAGCGGATGTTGAAAAACTATCTGCTGTTTTTTTCAAAGATAATTTAATATTTTTTAACATTCCAGATTTAAGACTTCCATTTTCATCTACCCCAACTAAATCACCAGGAGATATGAAAGTTAAAGGGGCAATAGAAACAGAAGAATCAATACGATTAGTATATCCTTTGTCAATTTCAACTCTACCACGTTCCAAGGCTATTCCCTCATTAATCAAAAGAACATCTGAAATGTCATCCCCCCAATTTAAATTAGGATCTAATTCACTACATTCTCCTGGAAAAGACCCGCCTCTGCATACTTTAATTCCTATCATTATGCAGCCTCCATGAAAATAAAAATTGTAATTTGGTAATTCCCATCTTCATCTAATACCATATTTCCAGGTGGGGTAAGCATATACTGTTTTTGAAATAATACATTAATTGTAGCTTCTCCTGTGCATGGACCACCACTAACTAATTTTAAAGCACTTCCATCAACCTCAACAACTCCAGATAAAACTCCTATCCATGCTGGCTGTGAAACTAAAGAAGTATAAAGATAAGAAACATTAGAAGTATCTCCAATTCTACTAAAAATAACATCTTTTTTTCTTTGTTGAGATATTGGACCGCCTATTTCTCCAACTGTTCCGTCAGTTTGCACAATAGCTTCCACACGTAAAGAATTGGAATAATGTAATAAAAAAACAGGCTGATCCGGTGCATTTGAATCAAATGTACTTTTTACATTCCCATCAGAATCTAAATTATTTGAATGTTCCGGATCAAACTCAACTATTACTGTTTCATTAGATAAAGAGTCATCCCCGAATGATATTACAATACTTGCTTCAACAGCCATTTTAATTTCTCCTTTTTTATTCTACTAATTCAGGAACAAAAACTTGAGCGTGTGAATTACTTGGGCCTCTAACAGTCCACTTCCAATATTTGGTTTTATATTTAATCCTTAATAAAGACTCCTTCAATGTATCAGATTGAGCAATAACAGTCAATGTGCCATTCTCTGAAATTTGAAAAGCTCCCATATCATCTGATACCCATTCCCAATCAATAATTTCATATATAGGATACTGTGTAGTGCCAACCCAATCTATAAATTCAACATATTCCCATTCTTCATTTGGACTAAAATCAACTGGAATATTTGCTTCAATTGGATTTACATCTTTAACAATTGAAATATCAGTACCTCCTGAAGTTAATAATTCAAAAGGACCATCTTCAAAAGGAATCCTAAATCCTCTTATTGTTTTAGTGGTATCATTTTCATTTATTTCCATTAATGTAATATCAGCCGTTGAACTACCCTGATCAGTAATTAAAAACGCATTTTTCCCTTCATTAATTACTATGTTTTCATCAATCTCAATAATATCGGATTCTGAACTAAAAACAATAGAAGGAACTGTACTTTCCCATACTGTAGGAGATAATGGATATTTACTTATAATTAACATATCTCCATTTGGTTTAGTTTGAATAATACTCCCAACTGAATTTACAACTTTTCTAATTACTGAAATAGGAGTTTCATCATTTGCTGAAATAGCATAACTTGGGATTTGCCAATCAACTGTTTGCCAATCAACTGTAATATTTTGAAGATCAGCCATTTGTTGCACTAACTCAGAAGCATAAATATTATTTGCAAAACTCATTACCATTGTTTTTGAATATGGCAAATCAAGTTTAGCTGTAGGACTAACTAATCCAATTGTCCAAGATGCTCCACTATTTGTTCTTTTTTTATTTCGTGTTTCAATAAACAAAATAAAATCAGTTCCATTTATAGTACAAATTGCATTGCCTAATAATGGGGAATTTACATAATCTCTTTCAGAAGCTAATTCAATTGTTCCTATCATTGAATACTTATCCATTCCTGCATCAATATCAATAGAAAGAAAGTCAATATCAATTCCATTTATAGTAATAGATACTAAAATTGAAGGTTCAATTGATAATTCTGGAACCATATAGTATGTTTGTTCAAAAGTAGAGACAAGTGGATTTAATGCAGTTAAAGTATAAGATTCTTGAATAGAAATTGATAAAGCTATTTCAGAAATACTCCAATTTTCATTCATAACTAATACTGCTTCTTTCCCTAAATCATATAATTCTGTATTAACTTTTAATGCTTTAATACAATCTGAATATGACTCTATTATATTTTTAACCGCTACATATCCATCATTATAAGGCAAATAAATTGAATTTATTGCTTCTTTTTTATCAGTATAGGGCAAAATTAAATATTTTATTAACAATGGAACGTTGTCATATTTTTCAACTATTTGAACATTTGGGAGTAAGACATCATCATATCTTAAAGAAAAGTTATTTAAGGGGCCTTGGGAATCATCATAATATTCGTTTATAATTTTAGTTGGTGTTGAAATATCTCCATACCATTGAGTTAAAGTTAAACTAATTTTTAACCCAAATATTTCTTCAATTACATTTATCACAATGGCCATTAAAGGATAAAGTTCTTCAATGGAATTTACAACCTCAAATAAAATATTATATTTTTCTTCAAATAATTTTACTAATGGATCAGAAAATACATAAGACTCTTCTATTAATTTTATTAAAGAATCCTGTAATGCATAAGGTTCTTCAACTATTTTTACAAGATTACTGAATACATATAATTCTTCCATAGCTTGTAAAACTGAATACTTTATATTATAAGGTTCTTCAAATGTGTTTAAACTTGTTACAGCAATCGAAACAGAATCAATTGCAGAAAAACCAGTAGGAATCGAATATGTTAAATCTACTTCAGCAAATCGAGCAGTAAATACATCTCCATCATATCTACCAGATAAGCAAGCAAAAACTTCTCCAGTTGGTCCATCTGTAGTAGAAGGGTACAACCCATCTGATGGCTGTCCTGCATTTGCTGAACGGTCCTTTATCCAAACACCATTAACAGAAAACCAAACTTCTCCTGAATCAACATCAAAAGCACACCCAATAATATCTCCAATAGAAAAATTAGCAGAAGATGTAGAATAGTAGCCGGAATCAGCTACATCATCATAAACTCTGCCTGATGCCATAGGACCTACTGAATTTATTTTTAATGCTGCTCTATCAGAAGACCCAAAAGAACTATTACATACACCAAAACTTTGGTATGCACTACTAGTAATTCTGGCATCAAATTTAATTTCAAAATACCATTTCCCTTTTGTTTTTGACCAATCAGAAATGGTACTCGCTGTTGTTCCAGATACATCAACTTCCATTGTCAAATTATTATTAGACAATGTATAAGTGCTGCTGGTTTTTAATGGATCCCATGCAGGAGTCGTCATGTTTGCACCTTTTAAAATTTAAAGTAAAACTAAAATTTCTTCATCATCATTGCATTATAAGTAGTATCGGAAATTTCACCATACAAAATACACACCGACACACCGACACACCAACACTTTTGTAAATTTTGTCCCTATCTGCCCAATATCTATTTGCCATCTTTATCCTCCCTTATTTCACTATATCTACATTTTGGACAACCTAATATCTTAAGTCCATCAGGATTTACAACAACCCTTAATAAAACTTTAGCACAATACGGACATAACCTGTTCTTTTCCTCTTTTATTATAGAATTTGGTTTTTGAAAATTTAAATTAGAACTTCTTTTTTTAATAACTGTATCTAAATTATTTTTTATATCCACAACACTTTTAAAATCATTATTTAAATATACTTCTAATAATGCTTTAAAAGTTTGTAAATTAGATAATGAAAAAGTCTCAAAATTCATAACACTAACATCTCCATTTATATTCATAAATTTTATTACTATAGTTTTTAAATTGAACTCTCACACCACAAACACACTCAGGATTACACTCAGGAGTAACACCTAAACAAGTAGCTGAAAGAGTATATGCACAATCATCTTCATACGATAATGCATAAGGATTATGATATGATATTCGACCTGAAATATTCCATGCGAAATCATTACCTCGTTCACATGGATGCACATTAAAATTATAATTATTATAATTTTGTGAACATTCAGGTCCACATGAACCAAGAACTGAATATGCGTGTGAATAGGTGTAAATTCCTTGATGCAATCGTGTTCCACCATCAGGATAAGCTACAACTCCATTGTTGCTAAAATATTCTCCCTGTTGAATTTGTACTGCATCTGGTTCAATTAACATATCATAAATTGTATTATATACCCAATTTCCTTCCGTAGACCTAACAACACCAGACCCAACTGAACATCCATCTTCTATATGTATAGAACAACTACCACAAGCATCTTCCGTATATATTCTTGCTGAATTTGTAAAAATTTCCATTGTTGTTTTTGTGTGGTGACTGTCTAAATAAAAACCACTTCCATTTAGTTTTACTGTAAATGGAACTTTCCCTCCAGTCCAAAAAACACTACCGATAGAATTATCTGATATTACTTCTGCACTATTTTCATCATCATAAACAATATCAATATAATCAAGATCATCACAACAATTTCTTTGATTTACTTCCTGAATACGTTCTATAACTCCACATATTCCATCTTCAGGACCTACTGGAACTAATACTACTTGTTCCCCATGTAAAGCATTATTATAGTAATAATCGGATCCATTTATTATCCCTCTTCCCCCTGGCCATGAAGCTGTCCTGTGTTGACATGAAGGTAATGAAAAAGAAGGTATTGTACAACATTTGTCTAAATAAAATTCACTATCATGCCCATCCCAAATTTCATCTTCTGGACAATTAACATATCTATTAATATGTCGTGCTTCCCACCAAAAGTTAGAAGCTCCTGCTTCTGTATCTGAATGTGGAGTAGCTGGAGAATCTGGACAAGTAACTTCAACGACAGTGCTATACGTATCTTTTACTGTACCAGAACAATTACAAATTTGATTAAAAATATATCTTTGATAACATGGTCCAGTTTCTCTTTCATCTTGAATATTATCATCTGAAGAAGAGGAAGAAGATGTACAGCCTAAAATACCAATAGCTGCTGTATCTTCTGTAGGAATACTGATAGATTGTAAATAAGCTAATCCTTTATAAAATAAAATACAAGTTCCCTCAATTGCTTCAGTTTGAGAACCATTAATTTGTAATGTAACTTTATCATATTCAGTATCATATGAAATAGAAGTAAACAAAACATCTTGTTCTAATAACAATTGTGTTCCATTTATTTCAACAATTGTTTCTGAAAATTCTATATTTCCAACTATTGGATAATCAACTTCTATAATTTTATTATCTGATTTAACAATCGTGGTAATTCTCTTGCTTATTCGTTCTGTTCTTAATATAACCCCATCATTTATTACTAATTTATACGGAAACCTTAAATGTGATCTATAAATATAGACAACAGCTTGATAACTGAATGAATTTCGTTCATATCTACATGGATCGTATTGAATCTGACTAAATGAACTTATCAAAAGAGGGCTAATATACTCTTGTTCAATTTCTATAGCTGGTTCTCCTCCAATCAAAGCTGAATCACTGTTACAAGGATCTATATCATAAATAGCATCAATTACAGTGGCTGCTTCAGAGAGAGATACAAAATCATCCTCATAAGGTTCAAGAGTAATTCTTGCCCAAAACTTCATATTGAGTAAAGCTGAATTAAAATTTACAAGTAATTTACTATTCGTTGTCACAGGAATTCCCTCCTACATCAGAACGTACACGATTTAAAATTTCTCCTGTACAAGTAGAATAATAAATAGTCAATCTTGATGTATATGCTGATTCGGAGGCATCACACCTTGGATTACTACGTAATCTCCCATTTGGACATTCAGCTAATAAATCAACAACAGATTTTGGGATTTTTAATTCAAGAATTTCCTCTTGAACATCTCCCTTCAAATCTATATAAGTACATATAACACTACATTTAGTATTCGTAATTGAATTAAAATTAAGTTGGTTAGAAACTAATCCTGCTATTTCTTGCCTTCCTATTGTACTTTTTGGAAAAGTAAGTGTTGCTGTGTGTCTATGCCCCTTTGCTACTGCATTTGCTCTTATTACTCCAAATATTTCTTCATTGAAGTAAAGATAAGGACCTTCAATATTAATTGTCTGAGAATTTAATAATTGGCCAACAGAATTATAAATTGGAGTTTCCCATGTAAAAGTTGATAAACTTTGATCAATTAAATAAGGTAACTTTATTTGATTTTGTAATGGAATTACAATATTACCTACTCTTGGAACTTCTTCATATACTTTGGAATGTATACTTCCTGTATTTATTCGTAAAGAATAAGCTAAATCTAAATTTGAAGGAAAGACCCAAAAATCTAAATTTAATTTAATTGATGTGCTTGAAAAAGATAAAAAGCTCAATTCCGTTGGCTCATATGAAAAAGAAGTCAATCCGGATGCTGATCTACCCATCATCTGAAAAATATCAAAAAGATTTGCATCTTGAGATGTTTCTGAAATATATTCTTGTTCCATATTTATCCAAACAGAATCTAAATCAAGAGAATCTTCTGAAAAATTAACTTTATGTGTTTGTGATAAACTCATATTAGCTTTCTACCCTTCTTTTTAGTCTATTTTGAGCATTTTTAACAAATTTACATACTATGCCCTAGATAAACAAATAAACGCTTTATTTTACACATATGTGGTTGTATCACTTAAAACTTCCTGAGTACAGTAATCAGTAATAATTTTCCTATTAACTTTTGGAGCTGTTGTAGGAGTTCTTCCATCTTCTGTATCATCTGTATTATCAGAACTTGTAGAAGATAATCCCCCACATGAAACTGAACCAGAAGCAATATCATCTAAATTAGGAGGATTATTTAATTCAACCCAAGCAATACCCTCATCATATATTCCATAAACAACTGCCCCAAATAGATCTTCAGTTTCCTCTTCTCTGGGAAAAACTTCAAGAATGTATTTATGCCTGACTACTTCATATTTCACTTTTAGAGTGCCATATACTTTTTCAGGTAATAAAATTTCTCCTTCTTCATTTATATCAACTGCACTATTACTTCTTACATTTCCCTGTAAATCATAAACTGATCCTATCCATTCATAACTCACATTTCCTATTGGAAAATAAGTCAAAGTATTTGATTTACTCATATTAAATAATAATAACTCAGAATGAACAAAATTTGCAGAGGATCTACTTGAAAGACTCCCATAACTGGTGTGTAATTGATATAATAAATCGGGTATAGCTGGAAATGCGTAAATAATAGATTTACAAGACCCATTTGAACTTAATCCACAATCAATACTACTATTTACGTTTCCACTTGATAAAACATTATAAGAAAAATTATAAAAATCTGACATTTTCACACGTCCAATAGTATTTACCCATTCTTCTTGAGAAATAGTAAGTAAATTTCTCAAATTAGATATGACTTCATCTCCAAAATTGACTGTAAAAATTGTATTCATTTTAAAATCTTTCCTAATTATATTTAACAACTCATCTATTAATTAGATTCCCCTGAAAAAACAACTATTGCTTTGTTACCTGTTAAAGAAGCTGCTCCCGCTGGAACAACTCTTTTCTGCCATATTGCTTTTGAGGCGGGAATAGTATCAAATACAATTGTATCTCCAGATGCCCATGTTCCTGCAAAACCAGCAGATTCAAGAGTAAAATATGGTTTTGAAACATCAGGATTAGAAGGTAAATAATCAGCTCCAGTTGACCCTCCTGATAATGTAACTCCTGAAACATTAGAGGCTGCTGTAAAATTAGTTGCATCAGTGAATGTCAATGTCACAGTTTGGTCAATTGTTCCAATATTATCAAGTAATACAGGATATGTAGATTCATCATAAGTTCCATCTCCTGCAACTGCTTCTACAAAATTATCAAATGATCCAGAAATATCTCCGGGTTCAAAAACTGACATAACTCTTGTTCCATATGTATTGTCTAAAACATTATAATCATTATTCAATGTTCCCACAATAGTAATAGTTACATCATTTCCAGCAACAGTAGGAGTTCCACTAATTACTTGAATTTCTTCGGTGCCAGTTCCAGAAGAAGGAGTATCTTTATTGGTTATCCTAATTGTGTCCCCATCTCTGAAAATCTCATCTGCTCCTCCTGTTACTAAAGAAACATCTTCAACCGTAACAACAAAAGAAGCTGCACCGGATACAACATCACTTTTTAAAGTGCCACAACCGTAATGTTCTTCAGATCCACCTATTCCACTTTGAACATCAGTTTGTGTTCCTGCAAACAAAGTCACCCAATCATCAGCAGGAGTAATTATATCCATCCATACCTGAGTATTAAACAATGTTTCATCAGCATCATTGGCAACTTTTAGAAAGGTTTTTCTGTATTTAGTGGAACCAGATAATCTTTCCGCTTTAAAAACAGAAGGCCAAACATTATTGACAACTCCAGAAGTTACGACTGCATTGTTATCCATTAATCCACCATTAGTGGAATCGTCACTAACCTCTTTACTTTTTAACATTACTAATTCACTATCCACGATTGTCATTTTAGTTCTCCTTTATCTAAAAATTACACTTCTATAAGATTTAAAGTTCCTATGTATAAATCTGAATCAACTTGATTTGGACGAGCAATTAAAGGTGAAACTTGAACACCACTGGATCTAATTTTTACATTATAATTAGTTCCTTCATAATGAAACACAACTGTTGATCCACTTTGTTCAATTCTTTTAAATTCAATAACCTGCTCTCTTGTAAAAAACCCAAAATAAGATGTTCCATCAGATACAGCCACTAAATTTATAGACCTGCCGTTTACCAAGGGCATTGATTGAATTACCAAAGATCCTAATAAAGTTCTTTGTATATTTTGAGAAATAGCTGGATTATCAAATTCATTTTCCCAAATCAAATCTTCACTTAATGTAACACCATTTAATGAAATCATATCAGTACCTCTTGTCTAAACAATCCCTCGTGTGTTAAATTTTTCATGTTTATGTTTGAAACCTTCTTAAAGTTTGAAGATGTGTTGTTAATTCTGTAATAACATCCCTTTGAACAATTGCCGGTATTTGTGCTGTTCCTGTGTCTAAACTAACAGTACCAAAATTAGCTAAACTATTCAAAATAGATGTTCCAGTTGTTGCTACATTTGACAATGCTACTTTTCCACCATTTTGAAATTTAGGCAAAGTCATATTATTTATACTGGAAAGAAAACTATCTCCAAATTTTCTAACAGCAAATTTATTAATTATCCATTCACCATCTTCTGCAAGAATCGGTCTTCTATCTCCTCCACCAAATCCAGGAAGTCTACCTCCACTTGCATATCCAGATGGACTGCTACCTTGTGATGTATATCTGGTTGTGATGGTAATAGTTTTATCTTTCAATTTATCAATAGCCTTTTGTAAATCAACAACATCCTCATATCCAATCACTTTGGCAACTATATCAAATATTTTATTAATTGCAATTATAGACAATAATTCATCTTTTAATTTACTAATTTTATTTATTACTTTTTCATATCCAGATAAATCTGTATCATTAACCTGAGCTAATTCCAACAAAGCATCAGAAGTTCCACGTATAGAATTACTCATTTCTTGAAAAGTTAAATTAGTTACTTCTTGTAAATTAGTCAATGGCTCTTCTATTTGTTCAAAAGATTCCGCCACTTTCTTGCCCAAATCAGTAAAGGTTTTAACATTATTTTCATCTAAACTTTCATCTATTGAATCTGCTGTTTTAGAAACTTCTTGTGAAATTTGAACAAATGCATCCACTCCACTTTCTTTTAATTTAGTATAACTATCCTCTGTTTCTTTATTAGCTCTTAGTAATGTTTCAGTAAATGTTTTTACTCCATTTACATCTTCACTTTCAACAATAGTTCTATCTATCTTATCTGTTTCCTCTTTTACATTTTTAATCTTGCCTAATAATGATAATTTTTTAAGTAACAAGACTGTTTCTTCTTTTTCAGCTTGTAATAAATTAGAGGAGGAAGTAGACGAGGAAACTGTTCCTCCAGACAACCTTACTAATTTTTCAGCTTCAGCAACTTTCAATTTGTAAAGCTGTAATTCATCCAACTGATTTTGCATTTCTTTTTTATGTCTAATATCTTCCTTTTTGGCTATTTCATTTATTACAGTTACTGCATTTTTTAATTTTTCATCATATAATTTTTTAGCTGCAATTCGTTCATTATCTGCTTTTGCTTGTGCTTCTTTTTCTTTTTTAAGAACTTCTAAATCTTTTAATTCTTTATCATACCCTGAAGCTTTTTTTAGTAATTCAGTGGCATCATTTACTAATTTAATTGCAGAAGTTTGATCATTAAAAGCATCCACCATTCCTAAAGACTGGTCTAATAATTTCTTTCCATTTGCTAAATCTGCTGGATCCCCCCACAAATAGTATTCATTTAATAATCTTCTTCCTTCTGTTAGTTTCTGAAGTGCTGCTGCCTGTTTAGAAGCTTGTGCAGCTTCTTCTGACATGCCCTTTTCTCGTATACCACGAATAGCATCTTCGGAACTTTTTTCTAAATCATAACGAGTTTGAATATCATCTTTTTCATTTTGTAATCTATTTTTACGTAAAGCCTCTAATTTATCTTGTAATTTTTTCTCAATATTTGTTCGTTTTATAGAATAATCAAAATTTATTTTTTCTAACTTTTTTGTTGTTTTATTTTCAATTTCTTCCAGTTTTTGAGCATGTTTTTGTTTTTCATTTGCATAATCTTTATCTAATTTTGATAAATCATCATTGGCAGAAGTAATTGCCTTATTAAACTCCACAAGATTGTCTGCTCTCTCTTTATAATTTTTTGCTTCTGCATCTTTGACTAATTTCAACCGTTTATCGTAATTTTCTTCCCCTGCTTTTTCAACATTAGCAATAAGATTAAAATACTCCTTAGCACTTACTTCCCTATCTTTATAATATTTTAATTCAATTTGGGCTTTTTGAGCTTGTGCTTGCTCAGATGTTATTACTCCTTGAGCTTCAGCTAATGCAACTTCATGTAAATGTTTTTGTAAATCAACTTTCATTGAATCCAACAAAGACTTATACTGTGATTCTTGGGCATCAATATCTATTGGAGATCCAACTCTAAGTTGTTCTCTTGAACGAGCAAAAGCGGCATTTGCTTCATCTTCTATCCTAACCCGTTCTTTTGCATTATTTTTATATAAAATAGCATTTTCATCTAATTTCTTTTTCAATTTTTCTTTTTCAGAAGCCAAAATAACTAAATTCTGATATGCTACATTTTTTGATAATGTAATACGAATATCGGCTGCTTCTGCATCAAGAATGTTCATTTTTTCTTGATGCCTTCTCCACATAGCTTCCTCATCTTTTCCATTAGCAATTAACGCTGCTGTTTCAGCATTCAAAGCATCATATTTTATTTTTAAACTTTTCTTAGCTGCTTCTGTTTGTATAATTATTGATTTTTCACTTACTCCTTGTTCATCGACTCCAAATATTCCTTTTCCTTCACCAAACTCATTAGACAAATTTTCATATTCTTTAAATAATTCAGATAAAGAATCAGTCCCATCTTCTGACCATTTTTCAATTAAATTTTTAGGTGTTTTGCTATTTATCTCTTTTAACTCCTTAAACTGATCAATAATAGCTCCTAATACTTCTCCAGAATACCCTTCTGCTTTTGCAAGTCTTGTAAAATTTTGTACAGTATCATCAAGATTAACTTTCCCAAGTTTTTGCATGTTTACAAGAACTTTTCCTGCCATTTCTTCCATTGCATGAAATTCTAAAATAATTTTTTGATCATTCCTACTTAAATTCCCGAGTTTTTCATCCAAATGGGCTACGTAAGTTTTCATTAATTTAAATTGTGCACCAACTGAATCAGCAGCTACTCCAAATTCATCTAACTCTGCCAGTGGCAATCGTAATTGATCAAAACTATCATTTGCTGCATTTGCAGCCATTACCAATTTATTTTTAGCAACTTCCTCTAATTTTTTATTGTATAGATCAATTGCTGTACTTCCCTCTTTAATTTTTCCGGTTAAAGGGTCAATACTTAAAGCTGCTGCCAAAGCTTCAGTAGAAACATCAGAATAAGCATCAGCCGTCTGCAAAAGACTTGTTCTAAGTGCTTTATTTGCGTCTGTGAACTCTTTTGTATTTTTTGCTATTGAAGCTACCTTTACAGAGTAATCCTGCATAGATTTTGATAGAGATTGATATTGATCAGATAGTTTTGCAGTTTCTTCGGCTGCTTTTTTAGCTTTACCTAACCACCAAACCAGTAATGAAATTCCAGCTATAACTGCTGCAATTGGAGCCAAAACTGCCCCGATAGTTGCAGCTAACCCTACTATTGTGGTTTCTGCTAAAATAGCAAATGATGCAAATTCGGCTGCCATCAATTGTACACTAGCAACAATACTGGAAAATACAGCAGCTATTTTTAATTTCACAAAAGCTCCAACTAAAGGTAATACTGCTGCTGTTATTAATCCAAATCCTGTTACAACTTGCCCTACTGTTGTATTTACAAAATAGGTAAGGCCATCAATCATCAACCGGACAGTGTCAACAAATAATTTCATTGCCTTATTTAGCCCTGATTCTCCAATCGCAATAGCTAAAATTCCAGCCTTATCTCGCATATTCTTAAAAGAAACACCAAGACCTTCCATTTGTATTGATGCTTGCCACGCTGCTGTTCCTGATTCGGAAACAGTTGCTAACATAGAATCAAATCCTGATTGTTCATTGGTAAGAGCTAAAACAGCAGATGCCCCTCTTTTTCCAAAAACATCAAAAGCAATTGCAGCATCATCTACCACAATACTTAAATTACTTAATACAGAAGATAAACTATTTGCCCTGGGGTCAAGTTCTTCAATTGCTACTCCTGAATCTTTTATTGCTGCTTTTAATTTTTTAGATGGATCAACAAGTTCAGCAAAAACTCTTCTAAGTCCTGTACCAATTGTACTGGCCCTTAAACCTGAATTAGCTAATGTTCCCATTGAAGCTGCAAGTTCCTTAAAAGAAACACCAGAATCTCTTGCAATAGGACCAACATAATTCATTGCTGTTCTTAATTTATCAATGGTGAGTTTTGATCTATTTACTGCATTAGCGAAAACATCAGAAACTTCAGTTGATCGAGAAGCATCTATTTGGAAAACTCTCATTGCTGTTGTAACAAGATCAACTGTAGTTGCCATTGAAGACAGAGTTCCAGTAGCAAGGTTGGCTACTGATTGCATTGTTTCAACTGCTTCTGTTGCAGTAAAACCAGCCTGTCCAATAACTCGCATTCCTTGAGCAACTTCAGAAGCAGAGAACTTTGTTGTGGAAGCAACCTCAAGTATCTTACTTCCCATTTGGGCAACTTCAAGAGTGGTTGCCCCCGTAATAGCTTGTAGATCTTTTAAAGATTGACTATAATCAATTATTGCACCAATTCCATTAATAATTAATCTTTTTAAAGCAACCAAGGCATCTGATATAAGTCTAAACTCTAAAACAGTCTTAACTTTATCAGAAAAAGTCCTTAAACGTAACCCTGTAGTTTGGGCAGTGGTGCCTGTTTTCTTCATTGCTTCGTTTAAACTTCGTAATTCAGCAGCAGCTTTTTTTAAATTTAAAGTATTAAGGTGTTTTAAAGTTTCCGTAAGTTTATCTAAATTTATATCAGCTAATTTCCTTAGCCCTTTTTCAATTGTTGCAATCTTCTTAGAAAATCCACTAAAATTTATAGCCATTAAATTCTTCAAGCCTGTAGCAAGAGAATTTACTTTTGGAATATCTATGCCTTCTAATTTTTTAAGCTCTGGAACAAACTTACTTAAATCAGGAACTGATTTCATTTCTCCTAATTTTTTAAATCCAATAGCTATATTGTTTAAATTAGGCATCTTTAACTTACTTAATTCCGTTAAAGAAGTTATGACTTTTCCTAATCCAATAGGAGTCTTTATTTTCTTAAATTCATCATTGAACTTCTTTAAAGACTTAGTAGCATTATCCGCAGCCTTTTGAATATTTTCAAAAGCAGTAGATATTGTTTTTAATTTATCTAAATCAACACCAACAATTTTTAAAGCAATTTCTACTGTTTTTTTGACATCTGAAGCCATTATTTTTTCCTTTGCTTATTATCCTTGATGCTTAGCCATAAAGTTTGCTAATTTACTCCAATCTTTATTTACTTCTTCTACTGATAATTTACCTCTATCTTCTGTTTTTACTCCTAACCCTTGTAAAACTTGTTTTAATCCTTCAAACGTTAAGTTATTCCCTTGCCACATATCTGAAAGATTTTGCGCCTTTTTATCTCTTTCTATCACAATAACCGTTTTAAAAAAAGCTCCTATTTCCGATAAAGTATATTTTTTAATGCTTGACCAAGCATGCCCACTGCTTATTAAAGTTTGGACAGCAAAAGCAATATCTGAATTTACTTCTTTCCCTTGGTTTTCTTCTTTTTTGGTTGTTCCGGAAGAAATTTCTCGGTCAAGCTCTTGAAGTTTTTTTCCAATACTTCCTTTGACTTTAAATTTTCTTCTATAACTGCATTAACAATAACAACAATCATTTCAAGTGGTAATTGTTGTAAATCACTTAAGGCTATATTAGAAGCTTCTTCTAATACTTCAGGAACATTCTCTAAAATAAGAGTAGTAATACTAAACAGATTTTTCGGAAGATTAAAATTTTCCCAAGTAATATCTTTATTACTCAGAATCATTCCTACTCCTGTTAACTTTTTTGAAATTTCTGCAATTTGAGTGATATTTAAAGGACGAATAATTATTGCTTGGTTTCCAATTTTTATAGTAGAACCTGGAAACAGAGCTTCAATATCGAGAGATAGGGTTTGTCTTTTCATTTTTCTTTCCTTCTTTTTAATATTGATTAAAGTCCAGTGAACTTTTTTCTTTGTTCAATCATTCACTGGACTTTGGTAATTTTAAAATCAATAAATTAAGTCGCTACTTGGTCCATTATAATATTCATATAGGGGGACAAGGGATGGTTCGTCTCATCCTTCAGAATTTCACCTGTGAAACCTAAAGTAGACCAATCATCTCCAATCAATGCAGTGTCCCCTGCTGGTACAAGAGAAACTGTCCAGACTTCAAGTTCTTGCTGTTGTCCGGCAGGATTGTCTGAAACAAATCTCAACTTTCCAGTAATTTGAGTATTTGCAAATGCTGAAATATTTGTATATGTCAAACCTGCATAATCATAATCAATATGAAGAGTATCCCCTTCTGTAATTGATCCAGAAGACATAATAAAAATTCTACCAATCTTGTCATCACTTAAGGTTGTATCAATCTTATAATCAGTATCGAGAACATACGTAGTTGTATCGGTCTCGTCTTTTACAACAACATTTGACACACCTCTATAAGCAAGATCAGATCTAAGGTCAAGATGTGCTACAACTTCTTCTGCTACGGCACTACCAGAAGTTTGTGTTACCAAAGTGGTATCACCCAAAGTAAGCAAAGCTAAATTCTCTTTATTCACTTCATCAAGGGTAAAAGCAAGACCAGGAGTAATCTGAGAAATTATTTCCTTATCTTTTGCCTTCAAACCACCACGGGAACTAAAGTGTTCCAATGTTTCAAGTGCAATGTTAAAAGTAAATGCTGGAGCATTACCAAGATCACGTTCTCCTTGAAAAACACCGTCAACAAGCTGATCAAAAAAAACTACGCCTTTTCCTAAAGTATAATTGTCTGTGTTTGGTGAAATTGCCATTTTTAAGTCCTCCTAAAAGTTTATGTTTATTTATCTTTCTCTATAAAGCTTGATTACATCACATCGTCATTGTAAACTAAATCTAAAACTAAACTCATTCCCAAAACATCAGGTAATCCATATCCTGTAGGACCTTCAGTTCTATTTTCTTGAATTAGTCCAGTTCTTCCATCGGGAAGTAATCGTGCATTAAAAATCGGAGGATCAGTATCTCTTTCAGTAAAGACAATTCTCCGTAAATCTCTTAATGTTTTCTTTATATCAGTGACACTAGTTGTAATTAATTCTAAAGTCACTTCTAAGAGTCGTCTTACAGGATATCCTGATGTGTTTCTACTATTAGGGACAAGAATAGAATCTGACCCTTCAATCATTATAATACAGGGCATATCAGAATCGTTTATAGGTTCAGTAGGGGTTCTTTTAAATGTAGCAAGGCCCAATTCTACTCTATTCACCTTAATGCGCTCATATAGTTCAAGTAAAGCTTCTTCTCTATTATTTAAACTACTCATATAAACCCCTTAACAAACCCATCCGCAAACTCTTCTGTAAAATTTTCAGTATACTTTGATAAAACAATTGCAATAGGTCCTCCTACTGTTTTATCATGGCCGGGATTCAATCCCCCTGCCCATACTTTTCCCTCAACAGTTTTTAGTTTTCCTGTTCCTTTTTTGAAACGTCCTGTTTTTGCATCTCTATGTGGATAATACCATGGAGCTTCTCTTGGTTCTGCACCAAAAGCAACGAACTGTCCATATTTTGGAGTGTCATTGGTAATACTTATTCCTGCTAAAGTATTTTTGGCATTGAATCTGCCTCTTTTTACTTTCCAATTTGATCTAAATTCTCCAGTATCTTTTGCTGAATGCTCTTTTAATAGTCTTATTATTTTACTTTCTTCTTTTTGTAAAAGCTTTTTTGAACTATCTTTTGCTCCAAAAGTAAATGCTATTTTTAATTTTCTTATGAAATCTTTAATTTTCATAATCATACCTTCCTAAGAAGTAGTGTAAAAATAACAGACATTGGATCAAGTTCATAGCCTTCAATAGAATACACATCAGACTCAAACATAACTTTTCCTTGTGCAGTCATGGGACTATTTACAATATCAACAAAAGGAATTAACCCTTTAATATCTTGTGGCTGAATTAATCCAGCAAAAGATAAAGTATTCACATCTTCTTCAGTGAAAGTTTCAAAAATACATCTAACCATATCATTTGTAGTGGACTCAGTTCCAAACCCATCATCAAAAACAACAGAATAAATTCCCTGTTTTACGGCATCATCGAAAACATTGAAAATAGTTTCTACGCCTTTTATGAATATAGTTCTAAGTCCCATTTTTTAAGCCCTTAATAATCTTACCACTCCACCCTGATTGTATAAATCAGAAACAATACTAAATACTTGTGGTGGAACTGGTTTTCGATTAGTTTGATTTGGTTTTGATGCCCCTGCTTTTATCATAAGAGAACCTGCTTTTAATTCTCCTATTCCAGCTAATGGATCATCTTCTAATCTATCAGAAGCAATATTTGCCATAGCTTGTTCGTATACAGCAATTTTAACTTCAGGAGGCAAAGCATCCGAATCTATTTCAACCCCTGAAGGTCTAATTACACCTGTTCGGGGCCAATCCATTGATTGTGTTTCTGTGGTTTTTACACCTTTCCAATGAATATACCAATCAAGCATTTGAGAAGATGATACCAACAAATTGGATTTGGTGGGATCATCTAACTCTAACCAAGAGGCGGAGTGCATACGATCTTCAAAGTATGTGTCCGCCTCTATTAAGGTCACGTAACTGTTTGCATTAGAGGCTCCTAAATCTGCATTTAAAGCCATCAGTTACCTCCTACTTCTTGGTTTTTATTTTTTTCTTATTAATAACTATCCTCTGCTTCCTTCCCTTCAGTAATTTCTACTTCTGCTTTTTTTACAGGTTTTTCCTTTTTAGGAACTTCCTCTGCTTCCTTCCCTTCAGTAATTTCTACTTCTGCTTTTTTTGCTTTTTTTACAGGTTTTTCTTTAGACCAACCTGCTTCCAAACAAATATCAACTTGATCTTTGTCTACGAAAAGCATAACTTTCTTATCTTTATAAAGCTTCATTTTATTCTCCTTTTTACCTAAAATTAATTAGGAATGATTAAGCTGATTTGTCTCCAACCAATGTAATACGACGAGGATCAAGACAAAAAGCACCAGCAAGGAGATCAAGGGACATTGTAGTTTTCTTTGCAGAAAGATCATAACCCTTAACAATACGAATACTAACTCCGTTATTGTAAGCAGTAGCAGCCACACGATCTTCAGGAAGATCAAGCATTGGGAAAGCAACTGCAAGGGATCTATCATCAAAAATAGCTCCGTGATGCTGAACATCTTTTCCAGAACCAACTATTGTAACACTAGCAGCATCAGGAATAATTTCAGTAATGGGATCTACCAAAGTAAGGGAAGTAGTGGAAGTTGCATCAGCAACAGCATCCAGAGCAATCAGAGGACGTCTAACACCAGCAATTTTAATACGATCACCAGCAACAACAGTTAATGCAGAACCAGCAGCGTCGATGGTAAGAACTTTCTTACCGATGAGATTTTTTGTTCCGGCAGCATTATCAGTAGTAGTAACAAGAGTACCAACTGTATATGCAGCAGCTTCAGTAGGAAATGCAATACTGGAAGAGAAATCCATTCCCATTACTCTACCCATATCTGCATTTCTCAATGTGGTTTCAGCATCAGAACCCCTGGAGTTAGACTGATTAAACCAAGTCTGACCAAGCAGAGTAGCTTCCAAATCAAGATCAACAAGACAGAAACGATTCATTGCTAACTGTTGCAAAATAGCTGTTTTTCTTGCCATTGCAATATCAGCAGCAGTTTCAAACAGGGCTGTACTGTAATAAGCACCAGCAGCCTGAAGGATTTTTTCTCCAACATAAGCATCAACACTTTCTGCAAGTTTATAAGTTGCAGGACGAATAACTTGATCAATAAAAGAATCAAGATCCATTGCTGCTTCTCTTGCACCAACTTCAACAGAAATATCAAAATGTTTTTCAATTGCCATGGGACGAGTAGAAGTTCCGATAGACTGTGTGTTAATAGCTCCAGCAAATTCATCCACAGCATATTCACCATGGGTCCTAAAAGAAACAGTATCTCCTACTTTCCAGCCGTTTGCTTTGTTGGTAAAATCACTTGTTTTATCTTTTGCACAGAGTGGGGCGATAATTAGTGCGTCTTCGAGATGTGTCAACGCTTCCATTGCGATTATTGAGGGGTGTTTCCAAATATTTGCCATTTTCTTTCTCCTCTTTAAGAATTAATATACGCTCCTTAAAAAGAAAGGAGCTAAAAAACAATTTGTTTTCCAGCCCCCAAGGCTAGGATAAAAACTTCAGTATCCCTCAAGAACACTTTTATAATAATAATATCCTATAATATAAATAATAGTCTGTCAACTACTATTTTGGAATATATATTTTATTTTTCCACAATCATAAATTCTATAAATTCCATTATTTCTTGTATTCCATAATTCTGACTTATTTACATCAAAATTTGTAAATATTTTTTGTAATTTATTTCTACGAAATCCAAACTTATGTTTTCGTATGCCCTTATAAATATACTTATAGTCTATTGAAATTTCTTTGTCTTTTTTAAATCCTAAAATAGTATATAATTTTCCAGAAAATGTGGATAAATCCGCAAAAGTATAAATTGACTTAAATTTATTATTTTTACAAAAATAGTTAAATAATTTACTTGCGCCACCTACAACAATTAAATTTCTTTTTGTAACAAATCTCACAAGATTAAAAGATTTATTATCTTTCTTAAACAACATAACCTGTAATAGCTCTTGTTTGTGAAATAATCCAACTGCTATAGAATTATTTACTGATCCCTGAATATGGTGTTTATCTAAAAATAATTTGGCTTTATATTTTGGAATTTGTTCACAATTACACTTTCTTGCAAAAACTTTATTATTTGTTTTCCCTAAAGAAGCACGTAAAATTGATTTAATAATTTCTCGTTTAAATCTCCAATCATCACTAAAAATATGAATAAGCCTATACCCAATCTTCTTACAAGCTTCATACTTGTCTTTCATTGCATTTTTATTAAACCCTTTTATAGCAGAGGAGTGCCAATATAATCCATTATATTCAATTGCTATTTTGTGGTCTGGTAAGACAATATCTAATTCTTTTGGTGCAATTAGGGTTCTATTTGACGTTAAAACCTTTATATTTAATGACTTAAGAAAATCAACAAGTTCCATTTCTTCTTTTGAAACTTTTCCAACACATTTAGGACAACCTTT